GGCCCATAATAGCCCCATAGAGCCACTTTAATCATAAACTACACCACTAACCAATCACCGTAAATCACCAAGGAGGCCCGCCTCCTTTAGGGGGCGGGAGGAATTGGGTACACTTCCCAACGAAATGTTTATCATCATGTTCAACCTATCTCCTGTATGTACTTGGGCATCTTAGGCACCCTCGCGGTAAACCGTTCGATGCTGATCCTGTACGGCTCTGCCAGACTCTTGCCCGAAAGGGAACGGCTGAAATACGATTTGAGGTCGTCTCTGGCAGATCTGAGGCCAATGTTCCCGCAAGACGGGGACCTCTGCGATTCGTCGGCGCATGTAGGCTGGCCTGGAGGTCCGGGTAGATCTCTGATTCTGAAACAGATCTGCTCAGGGCTGCTGAAAGCCCCTCTCCTTAAGGGGAGGGGTAGCTTACGGTGGGGTTTGGTACAAATGGTTCATTTATAGTTATTTTAATGCCAGATTTCAAAACAACCAAATATCTCATTTTAAGTCCTCTTCAACTCTCTTTTTCATTTCGTTGACCATTCCGATTTGCATCCTTACTGATGTTAGATAAAATTTTATTCTGTCTCTATTTGGATCGGCGAACAGGGCTTCGATCAGTAATATCACGTTTGTTCGTAAGTTTCTGATCCAGTGCAAAACAGCGGGATCAGTCTCGATTGCTAATTGTTCATCTATGAACTTCTTCAGATCGTTCATTTCTTGGATCAATTCGGGCATTTTGTCGTCTGGATACAAGGCCTTCCACATCCTGTCATATGCTTCTTCTAGTTCAATGTATCTGTATGGGGCCTTACCTCCTGGGAAAAACTCATCTGGTAGGCAATAGGCCATATAACCATACTTTCCGTCTGCATCAGCAATATACACTGCATTTGGTGCACATGGCGAACACAATGGCCCAAAAGTCACATATGGCGACTTGGCTATGAATAAATCGTATGTTATCAATTCTATTTTGTATCCATCGTGTTCATAGAGTCTGGAATCTTCGCTTTCGTCCCAGTTTTCGAACATTTCTTCTGCGATTGATTCTTTTAATTTCTCGATTTCGGTTTCTTTATCCAATCCTCGTTCTTTTGCGAACTCTTTAATTGGATTAAATAGCTCGTCAATTTCAAGCTCGACTTCTTTTATTGCTAGATTCTCCGAGTTGTCATAAAATTCTTCATATGCAAAATATGGGTCCAGATCGTGTAATGATATTACTCCGTATCTGATACCTGTTTTTGGATCTGTGTTTGGGATCATGTTACCTCCCATTGCAATTCTTTGTCTGATAGCTTTGCATACTTTTCGAATGCTGTATCCAGTTCCAGCATGCTGAATCCGATGTTGGATAATCTTTTGCGGGTTTCGTTCAGTAGATTTCTGTGATACCAGCCTATGTCTGGATCATCACTCTCGATTCCCCACACTGATTCATATATTGAGGTGCTTAAGGGTTCTTTGTTTATCCGTATTTCCAAGTCAATTTTTATGATGGCTCTCACGTAGTACCATTTATTGTCTAGCCAATCTTCGATGCGTTTTTTGTCTTCGTTTGCGTATCGGTATGCGTCTCGACGTTCTTTTCCCTTTAGATCGTGCCATTTTTGAATTGGTATTAACCAATGTTGACCAAGTTTTAATGCATTTGTTTCCCAGTGACCTGACAACTTTCCGTAGTCGTTTAACATGTAACTGTCATCATCAATTTCGTATTTTAAGAATATATCAACTATACGCAATTTTGCCTCCTTTTCCATGGCCGTCACCTCATTTGTCGTGTTGTTGTATCGCTTTTTCGATCACCATTTACATTCGCTCCGTTTCCCATAACAAGGTCTCGTATGCTTCTTTTCCCAAGAAATTTTTCATGTTCAAAGACACAGCTTTCACCCGTTCGTCCAAGGAGGCCCACGATCTTTAGTCGTGGGAGGAATTGGACACTCCCGAACGTTAAGTATTTATACCATTGATCATATACATCTATACTATCATGATGCAAACTCTCAAGGTCAAAGTTGTGGTTGAACCTGAGCAAGCGAATGCTCTCCATGAGACTATGCATCAGTTCAATGCTGCTTGCAACTATGTAGCTGAAATTGCCTTTCAAATGCACACCGCAAATAAAATCAAGTTGCAGCCCATTGTTTATCGAGACATCAGAGATAAGTTTGGTATATCCTCCCAAATGGCTGTCAGAGCCATTTCCAAAGCGTGCGAAGCCTATAAACGAGATAAGTCTATCAAACCAACCTTTGATCCCAATGGAGCCGTTGTCTATGACCAAAGAATCCTTTCTTGGAAAGGGCTTGATACGGTTTCGTTGTTGACTGTTCATGGTAGAATCAAGGCTCCTGTTAAGATTTGTGATTATCATGCTCCAAGATTGGATCGAATTCGAGGGCAAGCAGATTTGATTTTCCGAAACAAAGAGTTCTATCTTTGTGTCGTCGTTGAAGTTCCTGAACCTGCCATCATCGTTCCAACGAATGTTCTTGGTGTTGATCTCGGCATCAAGAACATTGCAGTAGACTCTGTGGGAGAAGTTTTCTCTGGCGAGAAAATCGATAAGACCAGAATCAAACTTGATAATCTCAAAGCTGACCTTCAGAGATGTGGCACAGATAGCGCAAAGAAGCATCTTAAGAGACTTTCTGGCCGCGAAGCTCGATTCAATAGAGACACCAACCATTGCATTTCCAAGAAGCTTGTCATGAAAGCTAAAGACACCTCTTCTTTGATCGCCCTCGAAGATCTTAGCGGCATCAGAGAAAGGACAACGGTCCGAACCAAGGCTCAGAGACATCGACATAGTTCTTGGAGTTTTGCTCAGCTCAGGCAGTTCATAGACTACAAGGCCGCTATTGCTGGAGTCCCTGTTGCCTATATTGATCCTGCCTATACATCTCAAGAGTGTCCGATCTGTCATCATATATCCAGATCTAACCGTCCTACAAGGGACGAATTTTCGTGTGTCTGCTGCGGCTTCTCTGGTCCGGCTGACACAATCGCAGCTCGGAATATAGCTGCACGGGTATCAGTCAATATGCCCATCGTGGCCCGATTTTTTGCGGAGCCGCAAGCCTATGACTTCAGTCATAGGTAGTTGACATTGTGATATATTGTCCCAGCTCTTCTTGAATCAATATCATATCCCAACTCAATTGCCCAGTTTTCGAAGTTTTTTGAGTTTTCGTATCCTGCTGCATCTGATGCAATGCAGTCTAGAACTTAGGATACTGTTGGTCTTCATTCTCAACAAATGCTTCTTCTGCGCAAGATTCCGAACAGAATTTTCCGTAATCAGGATCTCCGTAGATTACGAAAAACTCTTTGTCATCTCTCGGTTTGCCACAGTGATCGCATTTTGGCAATGATTCGTAGTGCTTCTCGATATCCTTTCTCAGTTCATCAATATCTTGAGGTTCGCCCTCTACCATTTCAAAATGGCCAAACGCAATCCCTATTTCCTCATCAGGGTGATCGGCCTGCAATGCCTCTCTGACCTTGATCGCTGCGTCCAAGGCTTCTCTTGGGTCGTCGTATTCTCCTTCACCTGGATAATCCGTGGCGAGCATATCCGAACCGGCATAATCGATTCCTGGATATGCTATTTCCACTATATATCTACCAGAATAGAACTGATGTTGGCAGTTTACGTAGTATGGCATTTTTTATCACCTCACATGTTGGTTATGTTCGGTCTTGTTAATACTATCCTCTTTTACCAGCTCCCATATATGAATTTCTTGAACTTCATCGGATTCTTGCATGTCGAAGTGTTCCATTCTCAGTTCGATGATAACCATGCCGGTCAGTGTTGATTTGATTTCTGATATGATTGATCTATAGTCGTTTTCCCACTCATCTGCTCCCAGTTTCGATATGTGTCGGTCTAAGTCTCGTATTGCGGTTTCGTTGTTTTTATTGGCAATGTAGACGCCGGTATCTTCTCCGTCTTTGTAAACTTTAAAGATCATTTCGATTCTCCTTCATCGGATGCATAATTATCATCTTGCCCGATATAAAAGACATGGTATTCAAGATACGCTACTGATCCTGAAATTCCGTAGACTTTTCCATCCTTTGTTATGAAAACGCCTCCAATGTCGTCATCAACAATTCCAAAATCGGCCAGAATTTGGGATACGTCTTGGCTGTCCGAGATGAACATCGCATCTCCTGGGATGTCTTTTACTTTCATCAGCAATCGCCTCGGTTCTTAACACGTCTTGCGTGCACCATGTCACTGTTTCCGGCAATCTGCTTCATGCCTCTGCCTCCACGGAGATGCCTATCAGCTCTCCCGATTCTTCGTAATAGGTGATTCCGTCGCAAGTTGTTGTGGTCATTTAGGCCACAACCTTCGCACTGGGAAATGCTTCAACTATGGCCTCATCATAGGGTCCGGCCCAGAATGGGTTGTTTCCTGGAAGCGGGTTTTGAGGTGCATTTACGTAGAAGCGAAGTTTTTTCTCCTCTTTGAGGGCTCTGAGTTTGGTGAGAATGGCCTCATCAGGCTTGCCGCCCACGGTCTGCACTGCAACCATTGGTTTCCCCTTGTGCTCGTAGCGAACTATCAGCAATTTGCTGCTTGTTTTCTCGGCGGCGGGCTTGGGGGTCTTGGTTTTTCTGGTCTTGGCTGGTATCTGGACAGGGGTCTGAGTCGCGGTGCTCGCAAATACAAGCATTGAGGTTAAGATGGCCTCATCATCTATTTTTTCGACAGTTTCAACTACCTTTTTTCTAAGTATGCTTATTTTGCTCATTTGGTATCACTCCTTTATTACTTTCCTGGAGGAATCTGGATCGATTGCCTCATCAGGGTAATTAGGGGTCAGTGGACGCACCCAAAGGTTAGGAGGCCAATGGAAAAAGTGTCGCCCACTGTTGACGGGTTGTGAAGGGAGTTCAGCAATCCCGCCAATAGCAGTGTCCGGAATCGAACCGGAAGTATGCCTGCACTGCTTCTTTGCCGGAGCCCTGGCCTTCCCCTCGACCGGGACTCGTCGTCGTTATCGGTCCGGCGCTCGTATCTGGCCCTTTCGCTGTCGGCTACTCGGGCATACGAGCTAGATCAGTTGTAAGGGCATTTGGGAATCTTTGGCGATTACCCTATGGCTCGGCTGGGTTTTTGGTGAGATGGCGTCTCGAAACCCGGCTTACACTAATCGCCGCATCAGGGCTAGTCAAATCCTCTGAATCGATCAGATTTGGCCGTATCAGAGTTTGGTCAATCGGTTAGGTGGAAGGGGTTTCTTTTTCGACGGCATTGCAAAGGGGAATCTGCAATCGTGATCATTTTTCCTTCCTCGGCTCGTCACTCTGGACTGATCCATTGCTCCGATTGACTCCGAAGGGTTGATCTGATCTTTGAGCTTCTGGCTTTTGGGTGGAGCCATTGCCGTTTGTTGAGGTTCCGCCTCGACTTTAAGCCCAGCCTACGGAATGAATACCGATTTGCGGCTAGGACGGCTAACCATTGATTAACGTGGATTGATTGCTTTTGGCTTTTCGGGACTTCTGAGAAAATCGGGAGTAGGTTTGCCATCAAATGCCTGCTCCGTATTCCCTGCCTGGAAATTGCTCTGAATCACCTCGATTGATGCCTATTTGAGTTCATTGAGCCTATACATTGTGATATTGATTTTGACTAACCCCAAACCGCCCAGCAATGAAGATCTCATTTCCCCAGAGTTTGGAGAGATCGCCGGTTTTGGCCTGCCTGCTCTATTTGAGATTTTGGTTTTGTGCTCCGGCTGTTGGTTATTCGCCTTCGCCATAACCCCTCTTAGGTCTTGAGGATATAAGCTTTGCTGAACAACTATGCCCTACTGTGATCGATATGGTGATATCTTGTACGTTGATGTACATATTTGTACATTGGGAGGGGTGGTTGGAGCGGTCGATTTCCGCGATAATGTCGCTTGATATCGGTTTGATGTGGCGGGATGGCGACGAAAGGCGGAAAAATCGGCAACTGGCGGCTGTATATATCATGTACGCGCGCGTATATCTATATATAGGGGAGATATTGCCGCCTGTTATCGATTATATGGGATATATGCGGTCGATGATGGCTACTGATAGCGATATATGGGATATATGTGAGATATGTGTGATATATTCGAAAATTAATAAAAATGAAAAAGATGAAACGAAAATTTTTAAAATTAAATTAATTCAATTTACTATTATAGGGGATATCCTGATATAAAGCGATAAGGGCGGTTGCCGAATGCCAATTTACGTAAATGCGCATTGATGCAGAGCCGGGATGATCGATGTACACATATGCTCATTGGCCGAGAATGGAGTAGGCAGATATCGAAGAATGCCCATATGTGCACATTGCCGCATATAGCTCTAGATCCTGCCCAAGATATCCATGTCTCCATTAGTCCGACAATGTACATATCTAGCCGTCTTGGGTTATATGTGCGGCCTGATGGACATATCTGGACATGGCGGATGACCCATGTCCCAGCACGCACAAACCGGACCCAATATCCAGCAGTTCGCCCATATCAGGGTCATATGACCCCCATATCATCACTAGTGGCCGAATCTATACATTGCCGCATCCGCGAGAGCACCAGTGCGCATTTTCGAGCATTGATGCCCGTGGATTTTATGGAGTGTACACTTTAGTACAATGATGTCCAGACATATACAATAATAGACAGAGAGGACCGAACTGGTGCGCATTAGCGCACCCTTCCCCTCCAGCGGAGGGGATTGAGGGGAGGGACCAGAAAGCTCCTACGTCACTTTCCGGTTGGGAAAAAAGATTGTATCAGAATCACATGCACCAACATAACCAAACCACAACCCAACCCTAAACCAAATAGCATAGCGCCATGCACCACAACAACCAGAACCCACAACCCACATAATACAATCTAAACCCATCAACACCACTACAAATAATATCTACATAGCCTCGACCCTATAATAGAAAATTGGATTATTTTCGAAAAATTTCAAAAATTTTAGCAGATATCGATTTTAAAAAATAAATATCCGTTGACATCATATCCACCGTAATCGATTTCTCACAAATCGCAACCAGTCGCGCACTTTGTTCATTATTCGACGTTCGTTGCCACCATTTCTTGCCATTATCCTCAACTCCTCCCAAAACAAATCAGTCTCGGCAACCTTCTCTTTTCTCCAGTTCAGATACTCTTCCTCTGTCATATCATCAGGTCCAAACACAAGAACCCCATTAATTACCTCTGAAATCACGACGTGAACCTCCCATCCTTCCATGCCCCAATATACCTCAGATAATCCTCAATCTCAAGTATGCGCAGGTTAGTCACCTTTGCCAACTTAATAATCACGTCCTGGTCATCCATTTCAGGCAATTCGCCCGTTGGTGTCTCACAATAAATCGTCGGCCCAGCCAAATAAGGATACATCCTACAAATCAGAGGTCTACTCCGATATATCCGACATCCATTTTGATAAAACTCGCATGGGGCCACATTCCGCAACGTCAACCTCTCATCATCCTTTGGATGCCTCATAAAATGACGTTTAGCCGCCAGTCTCATCGAAATCCTAAACCTTCTTGCAATTCTAAGCGCATCCCTGGGATATATGTCAACAATTTTCGGTTCCTGGCAACATGTCCCACATCTCTTACACTCGAAAAAGATCTGCCTAATAGCGCGCTCTTTCCAATTCATGCCCCAACCTCCTTTCCACAAAACGGGCAATACGTCAACTCATAATAAGCCATGTCTCGACCAATCCACAACCTACCGTTGCGACTTCTAACGACCAACGCATGAATTGCCGATTTCATAGTTTCACAGCATATGCACATGACCATGCCTGGCACTTTCATAGTTTAAAAATCATCTCCTCGTCGTCATATTTAGGTTCCTTAATGGCAAAAAAATCCTGCATGAACGGACTCACCATTGGCTCGGAATACCCCTTGCGAACCCTGTCTCGACCGCAAACGACCATGTTTATGATCCAGGTTCCACTGCCCCGTACCCTGCGTTCTTGCCCGCCGACAAGATGAGTTTTAGGCCGCGTGCATACCCCAATCTTGCCCACAAGGTGCTCCATATAACTCGGCAATTCCCTATTCTCACTGTAGTCTCCAGCTATGATGGAGTTGCCGATGATCTGCCCGCCATTCGCGGTCTTTTGGTCAGTACTGCTTTGCAAGTTTGTCATGCTCAACTTCAGCATCGGAAAATCAAATTGAGGAACCTTACCAGAAGGAAGGCCCATAGACCAGAAATTGTTCATCAAATACCTCCATTCCGCTCGCACCAGGCCATCATAAACGGTTGAAAATGACCGGGATGCCCTCTTATGTACATTGGCTCAACGTTTTCAAAGAGTTTTCCAGCAATGTCTTGCTCATGATCTCGGAGCCATGCGGCGGCCTGTTCAATCTCCTCGCATCTGTGATCGCACGCACAGGAGTCGCACCGCCTCCCGAATTCCTCTTCGACCGTGTCAATGCCAATCAAATCATAGCCGGCCACGTCGGGATCTGAATAAATCTCGTCAAGCGAATTGTACTTAGCTTCGAACTCGTTATTGGCAAAGACATCAACCGTCTTTTTCGAGATCGTCGTGACCTCATATGTCAGTCGATAATGTTTAGCCAAAACTCCGAGAGCTATCTCACATCGGATAGCCATCGCAAGATTGTCGTTGAGGTATTTTATGAACGCATCAACCAGTTTGCAATACTCTACAAAAGCTTCTGGCGGACAAGGTAGCAAAAAGGGCACTCTGCAATACAGGGATCTCTCATGGCAGCCCTCCCAGAAAAAATGGCTTATGTATCCGTCGTAATATAGCATGTACAACTGATCAACAAGTCCTCTCAAATATTGGACTATCTGGTCTGCGGTTGATACCCTCGCATCGAAATACAGGTTCGGTGTTCCGTTGGCCAGGATATCGGCAACTACTAGGTCATTCAACATTGATCCTCTCCAAACATGTTAGCCCATGCTATTTTGAAAGATGCTGTATAATTTGGGTACTTTGCACGGTATATCTTTTCAACATCCTCGAAAGATTTTCCCGTGGCAATAGCTCTGTTTTCTTTCAGCCATCTTGTTCCATCGTTGATGGCCATGCGCATGCAAATATCACATGGTTGTCTATCTGTTGACATTCAATCACCAACTCCTTTCGGTTTCTTGAACTCTTCAATCTCTTCTGGAGTTAGGAACTCATGCCATTTGACAGGGGTTAATCTGACAAGATTGCCGTCTCTTTCGGACTTGATCCAACCATCCTTTTCCAAGCGGCAAACTGATTTGAATACCTCAACTATGGACCACCCCATCTCGTCTGCCAGTTCACGGATACTTGATCCAGGTTTTTCGTTTATCTTCTTGTAGAGCCTGTAATCTATATCTGCTGACATGTTTAATCTCCTCCATTTTTTATCCGGTCTAACTCTGCGATTATTTGAGCACGTTCTGTCGGGTCGTTGGTGTGATCGAGTTCTGTGTAAAGCTTTGCCATTTTGACAGCAGGGTGACGACTTGGCTTTCGTAACGACGGTAATGGTGGTACGCCAAGCTTATTGATTTTTACGACCTTGATCACGTTGTCTTTTTTCAGGGCTTCCTGGATTGCGTCGTCCACCGTTTCGGCAATGATGATGCTTTTCTCTGTGGTGATGGTTTTGACTTCGTATTGGACTAGGTAGCTGTTCATCTCATCCTCCGTGCCCATATACGCATCCATCGCCAGAAAAATCAATTGTCATGATCTCCGGTGGGTAGCGACTTGGCATAGATCTCCATTTTTTCAGGAGGCTACTGATATGGGACATTAGTTTTCGAAGGACGTCTTCGTTCAATACCATCAATTCAGTGTGTTCTCGAATGTCTATGTCGACAAAGCTGCTTCGAATACATAGTACGTTGCAAGGGATGCTTTCATCCATGCAAATATGGTCACCTTTGAAGTATTCTGGGCATGTTTTTAAGATTTCTTCCGTTGTCGGAAAACCAGAAATCCGGGAAACCATATACTTCTTTTTTCCCTGGTTATCTGATATTATTTCTATTACGATTTTTGGGGCCATGTTTTTTCACCATTTTTTAGATGCTTTGTCTAATGCTTCAATGCGTTTGATGTGTTCCTTTATACTTGAAATGGTCTCGGTGGCTTTCCGTAAGTCCGCTTCTTCCTTGTCCAGCAACCACTGCTTTGCTTCCTCGAATGTGTCGAATATAGATCTGTCGTCGGAAATCTTTTTATGTTTTCGTCCATTGCTATCCGTAACATAGTGATCTGTTTCTGATATGATGTCGATAATTCTAACATCTCGAAATGCACGCCATGCGATGTATTTGTATTTCATTTCTTCAATACTCCTTTTTCGAGTTTTAGGTTTAGATCGGATATGACCGAGTTCTGGAAATTGGTGAAATAGTCTTGACTTGTGTGGTCTCCTCTGAGCAGTCTAATGGAAAAGCCCATGTCGATTATGGGTGAAAATGGGTCGATTATGGGAGGGTCTGATTCGTGGACTACATAGCGTATCTCAGTAACGTTGGGATCGAGTCTTTCGAGGTTCTGGACTACATTGTCGAATGCCTTGTTATCTCCCGTGTAGGAGTTATATAGCCAGCTTTCCAGGGATGTTTTGATGTCGAGGAAGACTCTGTCGAAACCTTCCGGGATGGGTCGGCAACCTGAGGTTTCAAGCCCGACTTTGAGACCCAGTGCATGACCCCAAATCAGCAATTCGAGACATACCTCGGGTTGCATGACAGGTTCGCCGCCAGAGATGACCAGGGCCGATACGTAACGTCGGGCGGCTAGGATTTCTTGGGCTATGTCGTTGAAATCTACAAGACGTTCGCCGGTGCGTATTTTTTCGTTATGACAGTGAGGACAGGACATGGGGCAACCTCTGAGAAAGACTACGTAGGAAGCGTGCCCCGGCCAGTCGATAGTGGACAGTTCATGACGACCGGCATAGTTCACCTGCAATCCTCTTCCCCCAGTTCTACATCCTCCGGAGATAGGCGGCCAGTCGTAATCAGATATGAGGTTACGGTTGGTGGTATTACCTCTCCTTTGAAGAACGTGATTTCTAACCGGTTCTTCACTTTAGCACTCAATGGCATAGAAGATGGTAAGTGGGACACATATTTAAGGCTTTTCATAGGATGCAAAAGAGTTATACAGGAGGGACATAGGGAAGACTTTATGCAAGACCCAGTTGTTATTGACATCGAGACAATACCGGGCACTGCGCAGCAGATTAAAACGTATAAAGATGTGAAGTGCGCACGGTGCGATCATAATCCAGCAGATCATCCTAAGCAGAAAAAAGATTATTGTGCAGAATGTGATGAGCAGGCTGCTCTTAGATGGCATACCTCGCGGACTATTTGCATTACGGCTAAGCCGGTGGATATGGACGTGGCATGTTTTTGTGATCGCGATGAGGTAAAGGTGTTAGAGGATGCTTATGAGTATTTGAGTGAGATTAGGCCTGCAAAGTGGATTGGCTTCAATATCAAGGATTTTGATTTGATTCATTTGAAGATGAGGGGTATGGTTAATGATATTCCTTTCATTAATATATTGCCGGTTGGAAAATATGATAAAAGATTGTATGATGTTTATGATGTGCTGGTGGAGGGGAAGTGGAACAAGCAGCAATCTGCTACTTTGGAGATGTTTGCGGCAATGCTTGGGTTCAAAGAGCTGTTGTATGGAAGTGGTAGGGATGTTCCCAAATGGTTTGCTGAAGGAAAGATGGACGAGATCCGCAAGCACAATATCGGGGATGTGTTGGCTACGGAGCAGCTGTATTTGAGGATTTGTGATGCAGAAACAAGGTATAGGAGTAGGGGTAGAAAAATAGATGATGAAGAGGTGTTTGCCCTCTAGTTACATTTTTATTGGTCGGCCCATAAAGATGTAGCCAGTTGCTTCTGATTTTTCAGGAGTCTCGGCTGTCACCGTGGGACCTGATCCAATCACCGTCAGTGGCTTTCTCTCGGTCACTGGGGTGTATTTGTTGGGGTTAGACGTGTTCGGAGTGCTGCGTTCTTCTGATGGTCTTGCGAGAGTTATTGTTGGCCCGGCAATTGCTTTCTGAGCAGTTGGCAGGACACCCGATGTAGACCGCCCAGAACCAATATGCACGTTGCCTGGACTGGTTTCAGGTGAGGAGATGGCGGATATTTTTTCTTTGATGGCGGATATTTGGTCACTGGATATGGATGTGCCCATAGTAACGATGGTTTGAGTGGGCCGAGCTGATCCAAGCGTAATAGACTTTTTCTCAGCAACTGGGGCAGATTGAGAAGATCCAGCGGAACCAACATTTATCTTGGTCGGAGATTCAACTTTCTTCGTGGGTGTTTGGGTGCGTGATAAAAGTCCTATAGATGTTGGTCTGGAAGTTGCGGAGGTTGGGGTGTCTGAGACGCATTTACCGGCAACCAGGGATGAACCTGATGGACATGACTTGCTGCCAGCTGCTATGTTGGTAAGATGTGAGTAAAAAGGAGTGCGTCGGGCCACGCCCTATCACTCCGGTGGATTAAGGACTTTGATGTCGAGTTCGGATTGCTCGAAGTTCTTGGCGGTGGCGTTGCCGATTATGCCGGACATTGCGCAGGTCTGATCTTCAACAAAGTCTTCTCCTACGAGGGTGGCTATGTCGGCGGTTAGGTCCTGCTTTATGCCATCGAGGTCTTGAATTGTGTCACGGAGTATGGGTTTTACCAGACGATAGGCATATTTTTTGGCTTCGTTGGCCTGGAATCCACTGCCGACACGATTGGACATGCCTTCCTGGATTTCGGTGTCGAGATCTTCAATCTCTTCGAAAATCCTGGATACTTCACGGTCCATGCTTTCCTTAAATGCAAGTTTGATGTCAACTAATCGGCGACGTACTTTGTTAACATCTGTGTTATCCTTGACGATTTCTACCATGGTTAGGAGATTGGATTTAGAAGGTGATAAAGTTTTTGGTTAGATGTTGAGGGTTTCTTTCTTCAGGCCCTGGATGTTACCTATCTGCAATTTGATGCCGTGGCTGGCTATGAGAGCACGCGAGTTTTTGCTTAGGCTGTTGCTGGTTGCCTGGTTGATCTGGATGAGCTTGACTTTCTTACCGGCAATGGCCAGTATGTCATCGAAACTGGGACGAAATGACACTATCACGGCTTCTGTTTTGATGCTGTGGATGTCATCTGGGCTTGAAACTATTGTGGCTTTCATGGTAACTTAAGAAGAGATTAACCTATTTAAGGTTTAAGGTTGGAGGTGAGAAAGGACCGGGCTGAGAAAAGACCCGATCCCGCATTTGGCCGTTGGACACACCAGCCATCCTTGGTGATAACCGTCCGCAAGGACAAGGATAACTGTGATTTGAAGGTATTTCAAGTTTTTGGTAGGTGATGTGTTTGTGATGAATCGTGATAAACTGTTTCGAGGTATCTTTTTGATACAAAGGGAAAAAAGGGCATTTTGTGTAACAACATGTAACATAAAATCGATTAGCGTTGAATACGTTACACTCGTTACCCGTGTTTCCCCTGGTAAATGTAGAGATGTATAGAGAGAAAAGTCGTGTAGAATCATGATAGATTATAGTAGGTATATAATAACTATATTATATATTCTTCTTGATATTAGGTTGTCTTTGAGAGACTATGAGAGATACTAACTAGAAAGTTAAGTTACATATAATATATATATGTAATTAAGTGTAACACGTGTAACAGGTGTAACAGTATCTCTCTATATGTCGTTTTTCTTGGTTACATCTCTGTTACTCCGTTACGCATTATTACATGTAGAATAAAAATAACAGTGGACTACTAAACCATGCGTAGATAGTGAAAATGCAATCGGATACAGGAGACCGGTAGTGTACAAAAAGGTGAAAAGAAATAACGGCAAGGCTTGTATCTAAGAGACCTTGACCGCCCGATATATCTTTTTCTCAAGGGTGTTTTCAGTATTTTTCAGGATTGGTCTGTTTAGATCTACCATGCCATAAACGGTATCATCAAGCAATATTCCTTCATTAAACACTAGCACACGGATGGTTTTATTTCCGCGACGCTTCGTCTTGACTCTCTTGCCATCGCTGCTGACTGTTATGTAGCCTCCTTCTTGGAGCTGCCTGTATAACGACGTAGACGAGATTGTCTGCGCCTGGGGTCCTAAGACCCGTCTGACCGCGTCTCTGGCCAAAATGGGTAATATAGCAACCTTTCCCATGTCATTGTCACCTTCACCAAGACGCCATCCAATGATATTTAGGTCATTCTCGTTTTGGACTGGTCGATCAAGAACAACACACTTGCCGGATGATATCAATTCTCGCAAGGTTTCAACAAACTGGGCTGCTTCAGTTGCATTTTCCGTGGTCATTGAGGTTTCAATAAGCAATGAAGCAAGACCTTTTTCAAAATCTTTGTTGTATTTTTTGATTACTGATTTGAGGGGAGATTGCAGCAATAACTCCCAGACCGTTTTGAGAATGGATATTGTCGTCCCGACACGCCCAGGATTGATGCATCCCGATTCATTGGCCAAAGACACGAGAATTGACCTGTCTTCAATCCATCTATCCATGTCTATATCAATACCTGATATGTAATTACACCACATCCTGCCAACGGCTACGAGATTTTTATTTATTTCCTGCAATTTTGTCAGGTTAGTCTTATTTGGTTCTGTAGACCATTCGATTGGAATAAGTCGGGCCATGGTTGACGCTTCCTCTGGCAAGTCCTCTCCTGTAACGATTAATGTTGTGGTGTGTTCTTTACTATCTTGAAGCCGGGCGTTTCGATTTGCTCGTTCTCTTTCCCGGCCTTCGAGAAGAACGTGAATTATTGACACGAATTTGGACGGACCGTCCTTTTGTGTCCCTTTGTAGTTGTCGATACCTGTTGGCAGGCAACCACATGCAGCAGCTACCAGTTGTATTGCTGTTCCAGTCGCACCTTCGCCCCATCGAAGTAGTGATTTTTCGCGCATAAACCCATTGCCATAGACGGCCAATGCGTGTTTTAGGGCCTCGGTTTTTAGACCACGACCAGAAGTGCCTATTAAAGCTATTCCGAAACGATCTTCTAAAAACCATCTGGCGCACACTGGAGATGCCAAACTGGTTGCAACAAGGATTGCTGCCTTGTCTGCTGGCCATGTTTTGAAGATCAGATCAAGTGCAACCATACCAAGCTGTTCATCTCCAGTCGACAGGTCTGCCGGGACCCTGCGCGACAAATTAAACTTGAAACCATCATCATCCAACCCAGGTATCGCAAGCCGGTCATTCACCCACATTGGCGCGTCTACTGATATCAGTTTTTTAACATCTATGGTCAGGTCTTGGATCATCTCAGCGCAGAGATCGCGAATTTTGTTTCTCGCGCCGAAATGAGACATCAAAATGCCGCGCAGCTTTCTTTTATCTGCAAAATCACGACCAGAAACAGTACATCTAAACCTATGGCCATCATTGCTGCCAGCTCCTTCAAGGGTAAACGTCGCCTCTCCACTTTCGTCCCTGGTTTCTTCCGTAATGACACAATAGCCGTCGCAAACTATCGCTTTTACAGGCTTATCTTCCTTACCTTTTTTTAGGACTTTTTGGTAGGTTCTTAGATCAGAATCAACGCCCGGCATGCCGAAGTGTAGATCATCAGACCATCTTCGGACGTTTTCTGGTATAATTGGTGCAATGTCGTCGTCCATCTTTTTCACAACCACTGGTTCTTGTAGATCCGGGATATTGAATCCGCGTTCTCTCGCTATGTTGATCACTTGGGCAAGTTGCTGTCCTGTCAGGCACCCTTTTCCAGCCGCTTTGCAGGTGATTATCCCTTCTTCAACTGCCAGCCATTCGAGCGGCCCGCCACCGCTTTTGTGTCTGAAACAGTGCCAACAATTTTTTGAAGTATTGACTGAGAAATTCTTGCCATGCTTGGAATCATGTTTTGGATGACTTCCGAACACCTCTGAGCCCTTTCTTTCTTTGATTCTAAGCGGCCAGGCTACTTGATCTATTGGTATGAGATTGCCGATAGAAGATCCACCGTGCGGTGTTTTGCATTTCTTGGATGTCCGTGGATCTTCTTTTTTCACGAATGGCTTGATCAGTTCTAGTAGAAAGTCTTTATCTACGGTAGCAATAGGAACATCTGCAATCACTTTATAATAATTACCATTAGGATGTAACGACCCTGGTCCAACGACCTGCTCACCAAGCGCCTGTATTTCCCCCAAATGCAGGGGATCTCCATCGAGGTCCTTCAACTCAGGGTCTTCGAGTACCATTTTATCTTTGAAACCCCTGCATAGCAGATAAAAATGCTTTCCTCCGCGTCCTGTTTCCACCGTAAAAGTTTCTGGTATCTGATTTATGATATTTAATTCTTCCAATCTTGGCAGGTCGTCCACATCGAAGACGATTAAATGACCTATTCCAGTGACAACGCCGTAATTATGTCCTTCAGCAAGATATCCGGCCATTACAGGATGCTTATAATCGTAATTTGCGTCGGTTGTCCATTTGTAACCTATGGGCTTCTTGGTACCGTTTAGAATCGGGACAAACCTAAAGCCTTCTTTCCGTAGCTGCGGAGGTATTTTATTCAACGCTCTTTCAAACGCTGGGTCTATTCAGATCCCTCCGAAACGCTTATAAGTAATCAGTGACTTCTTCATGCTTGATCACTTGTGGCCGGGGTTTATCGCTTGACTCCGGCCAACTCTCCTGGATACTCTCTTATTATGAGCCCGGATGCCATCGATGAGCATTCTACGGATTACTTCACCGGCTACTTTGTCTTCTGCCTGCGCTATGTCTTGTATTATCTGGTGCGTCGCGCTATCGCACCGAACGCATATGGTTTTCTCTAATTTGTTGCGCATAACCAATGGGTTGTATTTTGGAGTATATCAAGTTTGCGCGTGTATTACGTTTTCATTTTATCCGGGCCATACCAGAACACTTATATACTATACCATATTTGTAACATGATATCACAACGAGGTGAACATATGAAGACCAAGAATGTAAAAGTGTTTGACCAGGAGGACCTGGATTTCATGGCGTGTCTCCAGGACATCGGTGTTGAAAGACGGCAAGCCGCTGTTTTGGCCTTTTTCAGGGTTGAAGAGGCAGGGACTTCTCGCGACATTGAAGTCACCGCTATGATTCGGCAACCAGAGGTCAGCATTGCTATAACCGCGTTGAGGAAACTTGGATTCGTCAATGCAGAACAGATTGTTGTTCCTGGTAAGAAGGGACAATACACTAACGAATATTCTTTGGCTGTTCCATTACCAGATATAATAGACCACTTTTGGCAAATAAAGCTGAAGGAATGGGGAGATATGATGGATAACTACAAGAAGCTGTCCGAGTATGAAATTCGTCCTTTCGCTGGTTAAAAAACCGAACTGCAACTACCTGGTCAAACAAACCAAGCAGGCCGTGTTGTTGGTTTTGATGGACGATGGAGAACAAGTTCCTTACTGGGTTCCGAAATCCCAGGCCAAACTTCATACGAGGGACGTTATCAGAATTGTAAAGGGAAAACCAGAGATAGTTGACCAGGTATATGAAGTGACAATTTCAGATTGGTGGTGGCCGAAAAGAGAGCCTGCGAAACCAATGGGGTGCGTGTAATTGCAGAATAAATATATCCTGAAGCTGATCGTGGATGGAGACTTCCCAGGATCTCCGGATAGAGAAAGCATAGAGATATCAGAGGCTGAATATAATCAGATTTGGGATGAGTTTTTCAGGAATAGAAATGACTAGATTATTTTTTATTTTATTTCTACTCTTGAATTTGTCCCAGGGTTCACTCGAAACAGATCTAGCGGGCATATCTACTTTCCCATATATAGAAAATGTATGGGATTGCAGCGAGATGTCTTTTTATCTGCAACATGAACTTGAGGATCATGGGTATAACGCCCAGGTTGCCCAACGAATCGGCAATCCTGGTCATTCTTGGGTCATAGTGGTTGCTGAAACGGAGATAATCACGATTGAAGCGACGACCATGCAGATAGTGCCATTCAGAAGCGATTTTAACAGAGTTTTCAGGAATGCCACAGATGCTATAAATCATGGCGTACCAGTGGATGATGTAGATTGGTGGAATTATGATGAGATCAGCAGAATACGAGAAGCCTCCAAGGGCCTCAAAAAAGATGATTGAGGAGTTCGGTAAACAGGCCGGGTTGCCTGATAAAGATTACAAAGTAGTACATACGGCCCCTGTTTTGAACAAGCCGGCAAAGACAAAGCTTAAATCTGAGGACATATTTATAGAACAACAGAGGTTGAAGAAATGAGAAAATACATTTTGATGTTGATGGCGATGTTTCTCGTCATTGGTATGGCAGGCGCTGCCAATTATATGTATGAGAAATCATCTGAGAAGGGTGTAGGGCATGCTTCTTTTGAGAAGATAATATCGACGCAGTCTGGTTTTGACGGCCAGAAGCTGGTTGAGAGAGGAGCTGGTTCTGGTAATGTGATCCTTCTGAGAACCGAACTTGAGGCCGAGAGACAGCTGGATGCAAACGGCAACACCATGAATTGCAGTTTCCCAAACCTATGTGGGATGGATTATATCAATTACACCAAGGAAGCTGAGTTCGAGTACATGCCCGTCTCCTATCAAACAGGAAGCTACGATGCAAAGTGGGTGGACAAGCTGTGCGTGCAGAACTACAGAATTGGTGCTGTGATGACTGAGATGTATGCCCATGCGGAGCATCTTGTAAAGAGCACAGAATTGAAGACAAGGGGTTACCAGACTGCATGCGCCAAGGACTGCTGCACAGGGGTTCTTGAGGCCAATGTGAACAGCAACGTGATTGGTGTAGCTCATGTGGGTTGGCTCTCCAGGGACCCGGAAGGAACCGATGCACTGAGAGGAAGACATGCTGAGTACGGCAGATCCGTCGAGGACCTTACCGGAGTGTTCTCTATAAACAAGTTCATCCAGTTGTGGGGGAGCAGCAATTGTGGTGATATAAGTGTTGATTGGTTACCCTGCTTGCTTGGATTACAACTGCTATGATGCGATAGGTGCTTTCGGCATCATATTTTTTTAAACAAACCAACAAAGATTGGATTCCAACCAAAGGTTTTTTAAACCAATAAATCATATCAACAATCATGCGAACATGCACCATTTGCGGCGAAACGAAAAGTAAAGAAGGATTCAACAAAGGACGACCAGAATGCAGAGAGTGTAGCAAGAAAATACAAAAAGAAGCATATTGGAGAAACAAAGGAAGATGCATAGACATAACCGAAAAAACATGCAAAAAATGTGGAATGATTTTACCAATATCAAAATTCGATAAGAAAGGATGCGCCAAGGATGGTTATAGACAAAACTGTAAAGATTGCACAAACGAGTTGAGAAAAGAATGGAGATATAAAAGAGGAGACAACGAATTACCATCGCCAACACATGCGAGAAACGTGTGGCTGGGAATAACCATAGGTGAGGAAGTGGCGAGTAGATATTTCAAGAATCCACGAAGAGCACCATATGGAACACCGGGGTATGATTTGATCTGTCAGAATGGATTCAAAATAGATGTAAAATTATCAACACTTAATAGAAATAGCTGGACGTTCAGCATGCAAAACAGGACCGGAGAAAAACCGGATTATTATCTAATGATTGCAATGGAGTCAGGTGATACATTGACACCCCGTCATATATGGTTGATACCAGTTGGTGCAACAGTAGGAAATAGAAAATTGTGTGAAAGACAAAGTATCAGCGTTTCGCCGAGCACGGTATCAAAGCTCGCAAAATATGAGAAACCCATAGATAAATTGAATTGTATATGCGATACAATGCATAACAATATATCCAACGAAGTAGAGGTATGATTTATGCCAGACGAAATTGAAGAAGTTTCAGAGGGTGAAGATTACCTAGAAGGAATCTGCGAGTTCCCAGCAATCGTGAACAACAAGCCCAGTCAGGTCATCATAGCAAACCCGTTTATGACCATAGATGATCTGATCCAGTCTGTGTTTGTAAAGGGCGAGGACGGCGCTGTGAAAGAGGTTCAGTATGGATTGCCGGTAGATGGCAAGATTGTAGGATTCAGAAAAGATCTCATGGCATTCCAGGAACTTGAGACCTCATTTGGCGATCGCGGAGTCCTACTTTCGAGTCCCGCGAACCCAACTACATTGATGACGGTTGCTGAATGGACTGATAAATACGGGACAGATCCTTTTCCATTGCTTTTCGCTGGAAGAGTATGGTGGAAAAACATGGGTGGCGGGGTGCAGAAAGTGAGACAGGCAACTGCCAAGGAGGTTACTTATCTGAAACTAGGTCGTGGCGGCGTAACCTTTTGATCCAATCTTTTTTCAGCAATCTTTATTTATTAATGTCGCACAGTTACTCTTCATGGTCCGAGTTGTAATTTATCCTGTGAATTTGGCAACCGAAGATACGCTTGATGATATTAGAACAGATCTTGCTACAATAAAATCAGACGTTGCTACTATGAAAACCGATCTCGCTGCTATATTAGCTATATTGGAGAGCTGATTATGGGATTCTTGAATCGTCTTCCTGCACGGCAGGACGGCTACTACAGCCGTAACCGAATGTGGAAGAATAAGGGTAGCGACACCGCAGCCAACCGCAGAACCCTGGTCAGCCCCAGCCACATGCTCGTGAACATTGGTGGTGCTGGTGCCCATGCATACGAGTTAGAGGCCTCTGTAGAACTTGATTTGAATACTGCTTCTAATTGGGATACAACAATACCGACCAATTATGCAGTCGCAGCCAACCGTGCCGGCAAGGACTTCTATATCTATGCCTGCGTCCCAGTAAGTGGCTATACTCCGGTTCTCATCCTTAGTGCCGCCACCACCTACCCGGCTGGCTACACCGCAGACAATAGCCGCAAGATAGGGTGTTTCCACTGTGAATGCGCGGATGTTGGCACGATCTCCGGCCATCCCCTCACAGGCTACCTGGCAGGAGATATCATCCCTCGGTCTATCCAAGATCTCAAGCACCGGCCATATGGACGCTTCCTTCCTGGTTTTGCCTGGGGAGGGCCGACCGATTTCGACAGCCTGAATTATGCGCCTCTGTGGGCCTCGATATACCACCTCTCCGGCACAGGAGCATCTATCGCATCAGTATTCGGAGCTGCCGCGACTGTCTCTCGGAATTTCTACGATTTCGCAGACGACCTGAAAAATATAGGCGCTAGGATGATGACAGACTGGGAATTCGCACAGCTGCACTCCGGTAGCCCCGAAGAAACGAATATTTACGGCTCGGCCAATCCGACGACTGTAGGCGGTCATGTAGACACAAATTCCAGGAGAATCATATCAAATATTGGTCTGGAGGACATGTCCGGAGTCTGGTGGACTTGGCTCCAGAATCAGCAGAGCTACATAGCCGGAGAGGATTATGCCACAGCAATTGTGTTCAGCTACGAGGATATCAGCGGGACAAGAGGTTCCCATTACGGTCAAGGAACATACCAGGCACAGGCAGCGGTTGTTGCGGGCGGTAGGTGGGATGGTGCGGCGGCTTGCGGTTCGCGGGCGCGTTATGCGAGTTATCGGCGGTCGGGTGCGTCTTCGGATATCGGTTGCCGCGCGGTCGCGGAGCCACAGTAGTCGTTATTCGTGCCTATGCGCAGCATAGGCCGGTAATAGGTCGGGCGAGTCGAGCAGTTATTGCCCGAAAAGGCAAGAGCTGGCAGAATACTATCAGCAGGTTCGATGATGATCTGGATGAGATGATTACGTTGTCTGCGAAATATTAAGGTACACTTTACCTTTTACGTCAACTTTTTTTTTTACAAAAACATATAAGTATCCTGATGAACATCTTTCATCTTGGAGGATACAAACATGGCATTTATACCCCTCGGAGAGACCGCTAATGCTGGTCTCGTGATGTCCGGGTACGGCAAGCCGTACCTGAAGAGAGCAAGCTATGCGAAAGGATATAATCCTGAACATCTGAAGGCATACCAGGCTGCCTTTTCTACCGCTTCCAAGGAGTGCTCGGCTGCAACTCGTGGAATGACCGGTATGGAAAGGGCTAAGGCTAAGTCTGCCTGCATGTCTGGTGCTCTGAAGAGGTAGGGATCTTATCCCTCCTTCTCAAAATCCTTAAGTCTTTTTTGTCCTTTTGTCTCCGATGCTCTTTTCGACCTTCCATATATGACATGCAGCGTTTCAAGTATGCGTTTTTGTCTATCCCCTATGGTTGTTCCTTCTTTTATCATGATCTCACCCATACAATTGCATCCCGGAACCATGGCTCCAACAATCCTTTGTTTTGGCTGTAGAAAAACCCGAAATTCGAATCAAGTATGTAGGTCTTGCTGAAATCTGCTGGGTCTCTTGTTGTCCTACCCGCTGCTTGCTGAATAGCGACTGCGGTAGTTAACCGATACCACTTGTCTATTTTTATCTCTGCCTTGTCTGTCTCGTTTCGTTTGATAACCCATTCATCTCCCAGAGATGGATACGGAATCTTTGCGATAATATTGCGCTGGAAATTCTCTCCTTTCAGGTTGATGCCTTCAGCATAGTTTACCGAGAGAAAGATGCATTCTTTGGATCTCATGAATTGCCGCAGTGCATCCTCGCGATGTCCTGGAGTTTGCAGCAAAACCTTTGGATGCCTCATATGGTCCTTCAGTTTCTGAGCAACCCCATAGGAGTGGCAGTGCACTATAGTCTGTCTTGGGTACTCCTTATGAATCTCCAATATACGATGTGCCATATTAGGTACAGTGCTATCGATATTGTTCCTGCTCATTTTTCCAATCGGTTCATAATATATTAACCGGTTTTTCTTCGGAATGGGGTGGATAGCTTCAACTCGGGAATAGTTTCTGCATATGAGAGAGGTTGTTGGGGTCCCTGAACTCATGATTACCAGCTTCACCCGGCTGGCCATGCTGTTGAAGGGATATTCGCCTCTTATGAGCTTCAGGTTTCGGTCCTTGTCTATGAAATATGCGTTTTCATTGTTGGAAATTACCTGCAATATACGCCCGCATTTTGCGACCTGCCTCTCGATTTTGGTTAGTTTGGTCGTGACGTATCGGATATCATTGAGAAGCCTTGTGTTGTTGGTCGCGCTTAGATTCATGCTTTCCAGCATCTCGGTATAATTCTCAGACTCCTCTTCAAGTGATATCATCCACTGGTGTATGGAATCAGACAAATTCTCCAAGTCGATCTTCTCAGGCAGAGCTATTCCGAAGTGATTGAGGAGCTTATCTTCAAGGCTTGCTGATTCATCGATTATGAGAACATCTGCTGATGCCCGGTTATATATGAAGAAATCCAGTGTGCAGGCGGCTATGTCGGCATATCTGAATGACATTTTGGCCTGCGTATATGGGCACCGATTGCAGATCTTTGGTTTCTGTTTCGCCAGGTTTGCAGATCGAAATGGGCAATCTGAAGCATCTAAGCCTTCGAGCAGCAAGCAGTCATAATTGCTTTTTCCCAATACCACCGGAATGCCCAGTTTTTCTTCTTCTTCAATTTGGTGAACAAGTGCTTTAAGCGGAGTGGTATAAACTACTTTTTTTATTTCATCTGGATATAAATCCAGCAATGCCTTTCCAACAGCCCGGTTGATTATAGTTTTCCCAGATCCGGTTGCGCTTGGTAGTTCAACTACCTTTGATTTTATATCACCATTTCTTATTTTTTCGTAGAAGTCTAATATTGTGCGTATTGCTTCTTCTTGTCCAACCCGATATGATGGATATATATTATATTTATTTAAATCCAAAACATTTAAATCTCTGGACGTTGCAGGTGCTTTGGTAGTCATGCTCATTTCTCGTATTCCCTCCATGGCTACCAATTCCAGGTTATGACTTGTATCGTGGCGGCAATTAGGGTCAAGATTGTTGATATTTTAACCGCTGTGTCTAGACGATGTATTTTATCTCCGTGTCTCGTCGTCCAAGAAGACCATGTGATTAAGCATATGCTTATACCATATAATATGGATGAAATTATACGATACATTCTATTCGCCTCTTGACAGTGCTACATGCAGCTTCAGTATGAGTTTTGATATATCAGAATCTCTATTTATTACGTAGTAGCGATAATTCTTGGTTGAGTCCACCGCCTTTACGATGTGCAGGGCCTCTAGCATATTCCATGCCTTGTAGAAGCTTGGTCGTCCCATTTTCAAAGCAGCAATGATCTCGCTCTTGCTATAATGACTTGGCGCATTGCAGATCATAAAATCCAATATCCGCGCTACGTTCTTATTACCTATTAGTGGTACAAACACGTATCTCACCGGATACAGGCATGTATCATATAATATATATAGATTACGGTACTTGACGCTGGTCAAAAAAAAGATGTCTAATCTTCTGTGAAAGTAGACCCGCCTTGTAGATTAGTTTTTGGACCAGTGCAATCGTTGCGAAGAGACACCATATGACTCGTGACTGGATTTGGATCGGTGGTGCAGAAACAAGCACCTGGGCAATCGAGCCGGCTGTCCTGCACTATAACATGAGATTTGCCTATGGCGTGGATTCCAAGGTAACCGTTAAGGACACATTTGGAGAATACAACCTCGGACCCCTCATAGATATATGTGCACCCAGGGCCGCCCCTGGCATCGATACGCATGCGATCTGTAGAAAGAACTGAATTAACTACCTCACCAAATCCATCTCGAATTACAAGGCCATAAGAGGTCTTGGAGCCAACGCCGTTCATGTGAACGTCATCAAGCAGAAAATCATTGACTTGCCATATGGTAATTTGACTGTCGGTTTCAATCCTCTTAGCAACAACACAATCTTTATGGCGGGTCTTGAAATCGTTATTGCCATTTAGGTACAGGCCCTCGCGACAACTAGACGACCTGCAATCCAAGACCTGGCTCTTGTAATTGGTATCAAGCATGACACCGGCGCCAGCACAGTTACGAGAAGTGATAAACTGAACCAACTCATTGCTGCCGAACCCGGACCCATTGTTTCCAAGGTACAGTCCAGCGCCTGGTGAGTTTACGAACTCCAAGTTTGTATATTTGCCATTGCTCCTCTCGGACCCAACCAACACGAGCGCAACTCCGTCATAGGGTTCTTTAACAGAATATTGATTAGCGGAATTGCCATCGAAAGTAATACCGTCGATAGAAAATGACGAGTAACCAAGTGCAAATGGCTCAGTACCGCGAATAAGCACCATGGCGACATGACGAGATGAACTATTCTGCCAAGGCATGAGTTCCAAAATCGTCTTGCCAATACCAGCGCCATATATATGCGCACTCTTGTCGAATATTTGAATTGATGAATAAAATATATTTTTGCCATTAGGATCAAGCGCAAACTCATAAGGAGCTGACATCCTATACCGGCCTTCACCAATACCGAGTGATCCGCCGTTAGGCACCGAGTCAACAGCGAGTTTGAACAATGCGGATGCGTCATTATTGGCTAATATAGTGGCAAGCCGCTTATTACCAGAATCAGCAACAACTTTACCATTGATGTGATAAATATCAACATCATGCTTCGTGGTAGGAACTGGAGTGGGTGATGGTGTAGGAGTCGGGACAGGCGATGGATCTGGCATCGGTGGCAAGGAGATGTCCTTACCAAATTCCTGTACGAAAGCTTCAACAACATCGTTTGTTGATTTTATACTACGCGATTTTTTATATATCGCTAGAATTTTTCTGCTTGAATCGCTTAACGGAATAGTGACTAACATATGATCCTCCATTTTATTTATATAAAAAAAAGTTTTACAGAAGGGGTTCTGAGGGAATTCCCAGGGCATCACCTGTTCCCCAAAGAAACACATCTGCATCATCGGCCCAGGGACCGATTGCCTTTGATTCCGGCAATTCGCTTGTCATTGGGCCTATGCTAAGATTAGTTTCTATGACCCAATCCAAGCTGTTGTTTTTTGCCAGGGCTTTGGCAAGATCCGGACTTGTCCCGGATAACTGAATGGGCTGAATCGCGGTAACTATACCTATCAATGCCAGTATTGCGACTATTGGTAATATCTTCATGTTATGCACCTCCTACACACCTATGTATCTTCCCGTATTTCAAACTTTTCGAAGGTTTGTTGGCGAGATGGCTGCAATAAATCCAGCTCATGTATCCCAAAATTCTCAAACATCCGCACCAACGGTGGAATCAATTGTTTTGACAGATAGTAGTCTGCATCTATTCGGAGATTATTTTCTATTGCATACTCGGGATCTTCTGCCCGAAGTGTCATCATTTTGGCACGGCGGCCAGATTTCCGTTGACTTGCTACGATGATGAATGGAACTCTGTCTCCAATGGCATATTTGAAAACTCCCCGACGTTCTAATTTTTTCACCAGCTCTGAATGGGGTTGCGGTTGATTATAGTTCTCGGGTTTTTTCGTTAGTGTCCGGGTCATGGTTAAATTTTCAAACATATCCGAGCTTGACGCCTTGAGAAGATTTATCGATTCTCGGGCATATGATAAGGCTGCATCAACATCTCCTTTTATTAGGATGGTCTCTAGGCACTTTGTAAGAACCTCAGAGGTGAGATTGCACCAGTCTCGTCTAACGGTTTCGATTCCTTTTGCCTTGATCTCACCTTTGTCAGCCGACTCGAACCTGTACATGGCGTAGTGCTTTTTTGCTAGGATGAGTATTCTTTTGGCATATGCCTCGAATACCAATTCCATGGGCTTTGGCAGCCCTTCCGTGACTATATCGGCCATGTTTTTTCCTATCTGCATTGCTTTATAAAAATCAATATTTCCGCAGATGCTTATAAATATGCTATCAGTGTCTCCAGCTATTGTTTTCAGTTCAAATGTTTCTTCACCCAGCGTGAATTGGCTGTGCTTAGTGACTATTTCTTTTGTTCTAAGTAGGTTTTCTCGCCCGTAACTGGTTACTGAATTGGCGATCACCGGGCTATAGAGTCTTGCCCTGGCATAACCCGAGTAACCATAGAAGCTGTTCAGCAATATCTTCATAGCATATTGCTTGGCGTCCAGACGTCTTTTTTCACCTTCAGAGATTGCCGGGTTTTTCATTGCTTTCTTTGCCCTTATGCGTTCGTCCAACAACTTCTCAAGGACCCTTGGTACAATGCCTTTCCTGACGTCAGGTGGGACAAATTTTCCACCGCTGGGCGATGTTATGAGGTTGCAGTCAGGACACTCTCCTCTGATTTCGGTGGTGTAGCATAAATTATGTGCAATCATGGTTGTTGGATACAGCGACTTGAAGTCTAGAATGACCACGTTTTCAGTCAGGCCCAGCACTGGGTCCAGGACTATTGCCCCCTCCACCTGGGCTATATCGTCCTCCTCCAAGGCCGATTTAGTACCCATTACATAGCCTTCTTTGTTATATTCCCGGATAAGCTTCGCTTCGATCATGCTACTTTGCCCGCCATTAACCACCACTTGCAGGAAGGCCCCGCTTGCTTTGGACAGGGCAATATATTTTTCCAAGACCCCGGTTTTCTTGATAAGTTCCAATACCAGCAATGCATCTCGTCTTGAGTAAGCGATGAACCGATTGATGCCTGGCCCAGTCCACAGCTCCTTCATTTCACTGGGTTTAACGTCCAGCTTCTCGATATCAAGGATCTCTTTGGCTACATTTGCCAAGCGGTAGCTTTTTAGCCTGTATTTGTCCAGCGCTTTCACGGCGGGAAGCATGTCTAAGGAGATCCGCCCATTCAGTTGCACGGTACTCTTGCCCATATAACTTTTACACCATGCCGACTTCCCATCTCTTGACATTGAGAGGGATACCCCAAGTCTTCTGGCTCTATCGGTTATATATGGAATATCGAATCCGTTTGAGTTGTACCCTCCTATGATGGTTGGGTCGTACTCGTCAAAAATAAACCCAAGCTTGCTGAGCATGGCAGCCTCTCCTTCGGATTGCAGAACATCGCTCCGAGGATGGTTGATGTTTTTGGCCACCATGACCACGTTTTCATGTCCTCTCCACGGGGGATCAAATGCCAGGCTAATCAAGACTATTGGATCTTCATCTGAGGTTGGCAGTCCACCGTTCTCTTTTGGTATAGCCTCGATATCAATGGCCATTATCCTCAATGGTGCATTGGTTCGATCTCCCTGGGGAATAATATCCGTATGATGGATGTATTGTTTTTTCGGAACTATACACCAACTCATACCCGACAACTCATGATCCACCATGAAGCGATCCTTGAAAAAAATGTCACTTTCATGGGTAGTGTAGTGGCTTTGCTCGCAAAATTCCCGGAGGATTTTCACATCTTTCGGATTGCGGGTCGTTACCTTTATCATTTTTCGTGGTCTGGATTGATATCCCAGGGGGCCGAAACGATCTACAACATCGGTTTTTATCATGATCCCGATAGAATCGGCGATGCCCGTTAATAGCTGGTCTATTCCCTCAACGTTGTCCGAATCTATGTAGAAGTAGGGAAGAAACCCCGTGACATACTTTGTGACAGGATCTCCTTCTTTTGTCAGGCCGAAAAGAGTTATGACGGGGAGCCCATCCGCATCATAACCATATGTTGCATCAATTATTTGGAGTTCCGTTCGTATAGCCCCCTGAAACCGACATCTTGGCATCGGTTATAATTCGCGTCATTCGAAATCCTCTGGGTCGAGTTCATCTGATTCTTTGGCGGATGCTTTTGATAGGCTCGTATAATCTATATTTCCTTGAAACAGATACTGATGAACATTCAGTTCATCGAGTTCCCAGTTGTTTTCTGTATCGATTCTCCCAAATACTTCTGATTCGAGAGCTTGTCTGATCGCGTCTTTTTCATCTTCTGCCAGAAAATAGTTCGAAACTATTCCTGCAATTGGCAGACGAACAAAATATACTTTTTTTGGCATTTATTCTACCCCGTTGTCCGATTTTTTGATTATCTCTTGTAATGTCGCTATGTCGTCCATGATTATATCAGCTGTTTTGCTGCTATCTGCATCATCTGCCAGGTGTCTGAGTACGAATATTACTCTCTGGAGTGTGTTTTTTTCTCGGTTGGTTAACATGTTGCAGCCTCCAGTGCAATTTTATTTGCATCGTATTGAGGATCGAAAGCGAATTGAATGGTGAGTATCCACTGTCTCTTTCCGACTTTTTCAATGATATTGGCTTTGGCCAAGATCTTTAGTAGACGCAATACTGGTTTCGGTTCGAGATTTTGCGTCATTACCAGGTCTCTGATAGTGATGGGAGATTGCTGTAACATGTATTTTATGATCCCATCTAGAGCACGAGCGTCTTCTGTGATCTGTCTCTTGCTCATTCCTTGTCTCAGACGCGGAGTCATTGTGGTGTTATCTCGCATATGCCAAGGGGTTCATAATCGATTTCGCCTTTACCATCGTTAACTGCTTCTATTGCTACTTCTTCGGCATCTGCTTCGTTGTCTGCTTCTACCATTACGCTGGCGGTGCCGACTATATCCACTAAGACATTATATATTGCCAATTATATCACCCACACATAGATTTAAACCGGTTTTCTACTTTTCTTACTATTCGCCCAATGGTTGTTGGCGATACATCGAAATCCTTGGCAATTGATGACAGGAGTTCGGTTTTTGCTCGCCTGGCGATTTTGGAATAATATTTTTCTGGTATTGGATGAGAGCCTACACGTCTTCCTCTTTTTCGGGTTTTGGGTGATTTCATACGATGTCCTCCGGCATATCATTTCGTTTATACATTATTCTTAGCAAATCGTGCATATCTCGTCTCGTTTTCACCGATCTCAACCGCATTGCTGCTTCGTATCCCATATTAAATCCAGTAATCCAATCTTGCTTGTTTCTGATATGTTTTTCGCAACTTCTCTTGGCAAATCGTCTCGATGTGCATTTTATTTCATCTTTCGAAACCATGTTCATCACTAGCCTCTTCCAACATCGTTTTAAGTATTGCAATACGTTTCTTTGTTTCTACATGGCCAGTTTTTGCGTTGCTCCATTCCAAGAACCGTAGTCCTTGGTCTATTGCTGTAACTCTGTCCTCCGTGATCTGCCAGCACGGGGGCCTGGCACCCGTCCCGATCTTGCCCCCGGCCTGTAGTTGCTGGCGGGCTCTTTCACGATATTCTTCTTTTCGTGGGCCTAGCCGACTCCACAAAACCCCCGCAGCATACGCTATATCAGCAGCAAGATATTCCACCAGGGCATCCTCAAGCTCCTGGATGTGGGCGGCCTGCTGGTCCGCTTGTAGATAGATTGGCGGCTCTACGATTGAGATGGCATGTGCCGCGTTCTTTCTCAGCCGCCTTTGATCCTCAATGCTTTGTTCATCCAGATCCCATGCAGAACAGTCTGGATTCTTCTCCAGAGTATTGATGTACTCTGCATGGAGATCTATCAGAGAAGCTCGCAGCCGCTCGATTTCGGCGATGGCGAGAGGAAACATAGTGATCGCCATGTGATCGTCGAATTTCGCGGCATCCCGCGCCTTCTCCAAATCGAAGGTCATGGAGATTTCTCCACTGAGGAAATCCGTCTGACTGACGCCAATGGTATCCATTCTTGTTTTCCGCTGCTATGCATTATCCAGAGAGTTGCATATCCGCAATGCCACGCGGTTATATCCGAAAATCTTTTCATGTAGTCATCGTGCCATCGGACTTCCAGATCGAAGCCTATCATTTTTTTGTCTCCTTTATTGTCATGTTTTTATTTACTTCAATTTTGAATACGATGAACTTCGAATATTTTGCGTTGTATTCTTGGATTTCATCCCACAGAGGGCTACTTTTTGGTATTGGAAATAGTTCTTCCAGGACATTTATTATTGGGATATATACTGTGGACACTATATGCACTTCTACGATTTTTCCCCAGATAGCTCCTTCTTTTGCGTATCCTCGCCGTAGCTCTACGTCTCTGCCAACCCTCACTGTCCCTGGGTTGAAGAGGGGTCCCACTCCACGGATCTCCCACTTCTTTTTCCCATTGGCGAATAAATCATACCAATGCTTGTTTAATGGGACAAAAAGTCGATCTCGTTTCATTGTCTCTTATCCCATCCCCTCTCTGCGAAATCCTGGAATCTTTCATAGGTATGCTGGATACCCAATTTCAGGATCTCCTCTGGCACCAATTCCATATCTAGGCACAACATATTAAGCTGGGTTAATGCATCTCCAAGCTCCAACTTGGCGTTTGCCATGTGCGCTTTTGCCTCGCCTGGAAATATCCTACATTGAAGCAACTCATAAGCTACCTGAGCGATCTCTTTGTTCAGGATTACTATGCGATCTATTGGAGATTTTTTGTCTTTTTCGAGCATGTGCAGAGTTCTGACGGTTCTCTCAAGCATGTGTGATTACCCCAATTGCTGATATCATATCGCTCTTATAAATATGCAGAGAGTCATTTCTGTCAACGATTCTGGCAATTTCGCAATGATTGGGATCAATTATATCCCGATATAATGTATTTATAATACCGACGAGATTTATTTGCCAGGCTCCAAAGAGGTCTCTTGACCTCCAGCTGAGGTTAACTGATACGCGGTCATCCTTTTCATAGCGAATTCCCACTCTCTGTAAGCAAGGTGTTGCTGTTTTAGTCTGATCTATCCTGGGTATCCATGTGATCATCTGATTCCGGTTTGACTGAATTCCTGACTCAATTTGCTCTCGGAGGCCCTGTCTCATATAGAGTATTTGATCATCTCTATCGAATCTATCGTAATAAATATAATCAAATCCTTCGGAGCCCTGGCTTCGGTATTTTTCAAGATACTCGGGTGTGAATTCCTCCAAATACTGGTCTACCAGTTGAAACGGGAACTTGGGATGCAGATGCTCTCCCAGTATCTGTTCAACTGCATGATTACCCAATACGATGGTCTGCATGGTATCCATTGCCTGTTTCGCGCCATCTTTACCCCCGAATGTGATTGGTTTGCCTCTTAGTATCACATTTGAGAGGGCCTGTTCCCAGGCTGCATTGAAATCGTCCGATGCAAATTGTATAACTGGCGGCAATACGGGCGAATATATGAAATCACCATGTGTTGCAGATAAAGACCTGGTACATCTTTTCATGCACCATGCATCAACTGGACGCATGATACTGTTTCTAAGTCGTGTCAGCATTTTTATCATCCCTTATACTCTTCTCTATATTATCTACTATATATGGGTTTTCGTTAATACTAAAAAAAAATATGTATTTATGAAATTCCCCAGATACCATCTACCTGAAACATCTTATGCGCGGACTTACCAAATCGCCTGTCGTTTATCTTGAGATTTTCCAGAGGCCCCAAGTTGCCGCTGTCTAGGCAGACCTGCGCTTCCTGTAAGAACTCGGAGACAGAGCCATACTGTTCCAATATAGCTTCTGCTCTTTCCCACCCGATTCCTGGTAGATTGCAGAGTACGTTTATAGCATGCATGTTTTTACGAGGCTTGCTACACAAGGTTATAGGCGGGTCACTGATGACATCGTGGATCATATAGTTAATCAGCAACCGAAACGAATCGATTGGGTTTCGCGACAAAAAAACCGGCAACACTCCTAGAGATTTGATATCGCCGAGAACAGCATATACCATGTTCTCATCTAGTGTCATTCGTTCTTCTGGTTTTTCTATTATGTTTCCTTCGTCAGTCTTGTAGTATGGAGGAATAGACTCGATCAGCTCCGACAGACTACCAAGTATGCTTAGATATCCGTAGTCACATTTTAGGGCTATATCCATGCATTGCCGACCTAGCCGACCCCTTGGTGGAAGGCTGCCCCAAAAATCGTCGAGTTCCTTAATCTCTGCTCCAACCTGTTTACCGGATTTTTCATCTACCAGCATAAGATCGAAGTCTAGGTTTGCTGGTTCTGGTTTATTTATTCTTTTCTTATAATAAGTCCAGGCTTCGTCCAAAAAGTCAGGCCGCTTACCTTGCTTTTCGTTGTTATCAAAAAAAAGTGAAAACATGGATCACCTAATTATATATTGCGACGAATTTCGCCACACTATGATCGCAATACCAGACAGCATCGTTATTGCAGCAGGCACCGCAGTTTCGAGAGTCTGAAACTCCGTGATGTCTACACCAACCATACTTAACTGGATGGCCCCGAGTATAGTCACAATAAGTCCGCCCCATGCAATCTTACTCTTTTTAAGATCCTTCGTTTTGCACGTTGTCTCCGTCAGTTTTGTCACCTCCTAGATCTTTTACTATTCTATTACACTGCATACATATATTCTCTGCGACTTCCTCGATGGGGCAATATACATCAGAAAAACTATCCTTACTGATTACCCCCATTAATTTTAAAGTGTCGAGACATTCGGTCACGGTTTCTATTGGAAGCTTTACGTTGTGTGCAATCTCATTTGCTGTTTTGCAAGACGTCAGTGCCTCGTTAACTATTCTCAGATCTTCTAAAGTTGCCATCATATCACAAGTCTTGAATAGGTACTCTCATTGAAATAGGTTTCGGTTACGAAAAAAATAAGGAAATTCAGGTACTGTTGATAATGGCATCCCAGGATATCTTGTTTCCGAAGTCCTGCGGCACCATGAATTTCGCATACAAGGTCTTGGTTTCGCCGGGGGCAATTGAGCTATATTTCAACGGATCTCCCATGTATTGATATGTTTTCTTTGAATCGTTATCTGTGACAACAACGCCCAGCCATCCCTTCCAAGTTTTATCCCCAACGTTTTTCACAGTATACCCGAACCAGGTGTCTGTTCCATCCTTTTTCACGGTGTTGCAGACAGGAGCGATGAGACTTAGAACGGCAGACGGTTTTGTTACAGTTGAAGTACATGATGCCGGGTATGCGTTGGCTATGCCCCCAACATACTTTACGGCGGCCTTGGCATCCATGGATTCGGCAGTTGGATTGTAGCCGGTCGTCTTTCCAGCGGCAATCATCTTGGTGTTGATGCTTGTCGTGTCATTCGTTGGATAATATATAGCAGCTATGAGCCTGCCATAGGAGTCTTCTCCCTTTATGGCCAACTTAACTACGGTCCCTGGTGGTATTTGATCATAAAGCCAGGTTTTGGCGGTTCTGCCGGCTGGGAAATTCATCTCAGATGAAGAGATGCCATGCAGTCGAACATTAAATGGTGTGGTCACACAAAGCTGTCCTGGAAGACATTGTTGGGTTACCTGTATCGTATCTCCATCAGTGACTTCCATCACGACCGCCATCATATCGTATCCGGTTGTTTCTGTAATCTGCCCCAGGTTGTCTATATAACTGTTTAGCGAGTTATTGATGACCTCGCTTCCTTTAGTTACGATATAGTTGTTTCCAACCGGGGTTAGGGTTATTTCTGATCCAATGGGTAAGTGCAATGTCAGCCATTCTTTAGCCTCCGAGTCTCTTGTTCGGGGAAATACCCCGTAAAGGATGATGGTTTTTGGTATTAGGTCACAAACCTGACCAGGAGCACAATCCACAAGCGCCTTGATCGTGGAACCATCAACAACCTCGGTTACCTTTCCGGTAATTTCGAGTTCTACCTCAGGTGGATTGTATTTGGTCCCAAGAGCCGAAAAAATCCAAACGATATCATCCGGGGCTACATCCTCGGTGTTATTCAGATCGGCAAGTATGGCATTTATCATTCCTTCAGAGCTTATTGTACCACCCGAAAAAAAATGGGTGGACAGGTAGCTTTTCCTGGATTCTGTAATTGACATTTAAGCCTCCCTATATAATGTGATCAATTCTTTCACATCGTCGGCGACAAAGGCCCAGTTTCCAGTGATTGCCGGGAAAGCCTCGGACTTCGCAGAGCTGGCCAGACTAGTATTGCTTCTGGCAATCGCATATGCGTACACGATATGATCAGGGGTGATGGCTTCTACTCCACCCATGGCCTCTGCGAATCTCACCGCTCTGGACTTTGTAGTGGTCGAAGTGTCCTGATACAATGTCACCGATTTCCGAGCGATGCTGCCGTTATACACCTGAACTGGCAAGGTATATGGTTTGTAGCCATCCTTTTTGATGGTTATCGTGTGGACTCCTGCTTCAACTCCTATTATTTCATCGGTTGAGCCAATCACTGCTCCATTTTCATATACCTCTGCATTTAATCCAGCGGCATCTATAAAAATGCCAGTCTCGCCGGTTGACTTGGAATAAGTCGAGCCCCCGCTTTTATAACTACTGCTTCCGCCCCCGCCGCCACCCCCGGAGCTGGTCTTACTGGTAGACCCGGTTCCTTTCCACGTCTGAATATAATTTTCTTTGTCAGCAAGGAATGCCGCAATATCTTTACTGCCACTGTTGATAAATTCGGCATATTTTCCGGTGTCGATAGTAAATTCGCTCCCATCAGATTCTGTCTTTTTTTGATCGATGTCGTACTGCCCAGTGGTCGGGTTAAACAATTTGCCAGATTGAATTATATTGGCCGTGTGGGGATACCCAGTATCATCAATCCAGGATAATGTATTTCCACTCGCGGTTGCCTTGAAGTTTGCTGGATTATTCTGTCTCGCGGTGAAAATTGCCGCCTGGTCCGCCGGCATATATTGTTCTATCCGGGCGTTCTCGTCAATCATGCCCGATGCTTTGTACTCAGCAATCTTTCGAGACAGCTCCGTTGGATCAGTGGCCGAAGCAAGGTCGTTCTGAATAGCCTTGTTGATAGCCTCTTTTGGAAATATCGCACTCATCTGAGCAGCTGTCATATCCGGATACATTGATTTCAGTTTGCTGACGTCAAGGCTTCCATCTGGGTTTAAGAATATGGATCTCCACATTACGGCGTCTGCATCAGTACCTGTTTTTCCGTATTGGGCATATCTCGTCGCAGCGTCCAATGATGTTGGTGCGACTGCAAGAACCGCCCGCTGTTGTGCAGTGATTCCTTCAGCAGTCATTCCGGGGGTTGTTGATCCGATTGTCGAGAGTTGCCGGACAGTGCCGTCTGCCATTACTTGACCTATGATTTGGCTGGGGTCCGTGACGTCTTTCCCCAATATGACTTTTCCGGTTTGGTCGATGTACTGGGCATTAGGATCAACAGTAAAATCGGTTGTTGACCCTTTGGCGTCCAGATATGCCTTGTTTGCCATTTCGGATACTGCTCCACCTTTTACCAGCAAGTCATATGCTCCACCGAACTCTTTGGTCAGGGTATCCCTTGCACCTTGGTTGCTGGCGCTGATGAAGTGTCCGAGCCCAATTTGCTTTGCAAGTTCGGGGTCTGTTATGCCGAGGCCTTTTGCTATCAGATTGTTGGGGCCTATGCTGCCGTCTGGCTGGATGTCATATATCCTGCGTAGTGTGTCACCATCAAGATGGGCCATGGTCTCGGGGTGCTGAGCCCAGTATGCCGGTCTCTCAGACTCGGGCCGAATCTGCCCCCAGCAGCCGGGACCAAATTCACAGCTTTCATCTTTGGTCCATAACCCCCCACGAACTCCTTTGGATACTTTGTCAGATGCAAGACCAATAGCTGCGTTTTCGATATACCATCTAAATGCTGCGGGGCCTGCGAAAATTATACCGCTTCCTGGCAAATTGTCCAGAACCCAGTTGAGTGGACCTAGCATTTCGGTTGCGTGTTCAAAGGCCTTTAAACCTTCTCTATCAAGGTATTCCATATATTCATCTACCGGGGTATCCCATCCTGTCATTTGGATCATCGATTGAAGACCTTCTTCTACCGCGAAATAGGCAACCATCACTGTATTGGCTCCGGCCCAGGTCAAAACCGTTCTTTTCAGAAGTGATCCTGGATGTGTAATCATGTTCGTAATCATACGAGCACTGCCTATCGCCCCGCCTCGAATAAATCTTGAAAACTTACTTGAAGGCATGTTTTGTCTGATCCTGGCCAGTCTTTCCATATCTTCATGGGTATATGTTCTCTTTGAATAAAACTCATCTATGAACTTCTTGTCGCCAGCCGACAGATTGTTGTACTTGGGATCGGCCTTCATGTCGGCTATTATGCGATCTTGGGCTGCCTTCTGATACTGAGATGCCACATTTGGATCAACGTCATAGATTTTTCCAAATGCCTCATCCGCAAACGCTTCGTCCTTCAACGCGGCCCTAACATCCTTATCCGTGAGCAGTTTCTTCAATTCATCCGTTTTTCCGGCCATGCTGGAATCGAGTATATTGTCTAGCTTGAGCCGGCCCAGGTCTGCTTCTGCGGACACGCCCTGATATGCCCCGGCATTATCAACAATTCTGGTCACCTGTTGATAGTCGTTTTGATTAAGTTGCCGGGTCATTGCTTTACGGATATACTCCTGGTCCGTAGCAGACATCTTACCCCTGGTTACATCATCGATGCGTCCCACTGCACCCTGGTAATGGAACCCCATGATCTTTTCTGCGGCGGACCTGTCGCTGCCCAGCTTTTCAGAGATGGACATGGCCAATTGCTCGGCCTCTTCTCGGGAGGTGTTTCGGAGATATGTTTTAAGGTCCTCACTTTTGGCCAGGGCCTCGTCCAGCGCAGATCGGCCATCCCGAACAGATAAACCGTCCAACTGATTGAGGAGATCATCAACGGTTGTCTGACCATTTATCAACTGGTTTCCTCGGGACTGCTGCACGTTTCTGGTGTCATACACCTCTTGATTCAGTCTGCGTGCCCTGTTTTTCAACGCATCCGCCTGCGCCTTCAAGCCATCGATCTGAGATTTTATCCCAGCTTTTTCCCTGGCCGGGGCATCTTCGAGTTTGGCTCCCAGTTCCTGCATTTGCCGGCCCAGGTTTGATAGCTCATCTTCTGTAGCTATCCTCTCAGCTGTTTTTGCAGCAACTGCTTTTTGAGCTTCCTGATACTCAGATGCCAATCCTTCGGGAGTGACTGCGCCTGGACTCGGGGCCTCCTCCGGGACCCTGATACTCGGAGTCTCGGTTGGGACCGTCTCTACAGCTGGGCGAACTTCTGGTGTCTTTCTGATATCGTCTACCATGGCCACTCGGGTATCATCCAGATATTTGGTAAGGTATTGCAGCTCTTCGTCCGGTATGGCTCGTATATTTGATATCACATCTGGATCTTCGAGCAGGCTTCGAAATGTTGCTGCATCAAGGTTTTGCAGATCGATGCCCGATAGCTCTCCCACCCGAACCGCGTCTTTTTCAACAATTTCCACTGTGCGTCCTATCTGGAAGGAGCCGGATTTATCTGCTTCACGGACCGTGGACCACAGGATTCCATCTTCGGTGAGGAGATCTATTTTAACGAACTCTTTGCTCATGTCGAAGTCGAGCCCTCCAGATTCAGTCAGACCTTTCCAAACTGCTTCGTCCGCTGCATACGGATCGGCCTTGTTAATAGCAACTACCTTGCTACCGGAGGCATTATCAGGGACCTTGAACTCAGTCGGGACATTAACTGGTTTTTCCCAGAAGAACATCTTGGCAGGAGTTGCTGCAACGTTCATTGCTTCGTCGGCGGAGAACACGATGTCGTTCTTTCGTATGAATGAGAACTCTCCCTCGGGAGATCTTACTACCCAGCCGTCCATCTTCTTGAATTTGTGTACAGCTGCCTGCCAGTCATTAGCCCCGCTAATGATGGTTCCGTCGTTGGTGGCCTTTTCAAAGGCCTTTGCCAGTGACGCCTTTGTTGGTCCTTTTGTTCCAGTGACTACCAAGATGTCGCTGTACTTGCTGTTTCCTAGAATCAGTTCTGCCATGTTGTAATCGGCATTTGCATCTATCCAGGAAGCCGGCATTTGGGATATCAGCTCTTTGGCTGATTTCAGGGCTTCAACTATCTTATTCCAGGCCAGGGTTGCTTTCGCAGTCCATGTTGATTTTATGGTGTTGAATTTATCCAGAAGATTGGATGTTGTCGTTGGTTCGCCAATGAAGTATCTGATCTCATCCATTATCACGTCCTGGTCCGCTTTGGATGCGCTCTTAAACTCTTCAAATTGCAGGAAGTCATCCATGTTTGCTTCGGCTTTGCTTTGGTGGACGATTATCTCTTTCTCTGGTCCAAGGTTGGAACTCTTGATATCAGCATCACTCAGGTTCTTTATGCTGTCTCTGGATGCAGTTACATGATTCTGGAAATCAGATAGGGGCATTATGTTTATTGGTGTCTCCCCCATAGCTTCGTCAAAGGCTATACGGGCTGTGTCACTCATTTGCGATCTGAGATATTGAACTCTCGCGATCTCGGTTTCTGTCAGAACCTCGCCATTTTTGGCTTTAGCCAGGAGACTTACATCTCCGGATTGTGTTAGCGTTCCAAAATCGGCTGTCTGGGTGAATCTAGTCCAGGCGTCTGCAACGGCGTCTGCTCCTCCAGTCCTGGATGAAAGAGAAGAAACCAGGCTGTTATACAGGTCTGATAGCTCCGTTTGGGTAGGGGTCACGTAAGATGGCGTGTACTCGGTCGGGGTAGTGGTTGTTGGTGTAGTTGTTGTTGGTGTAGTTGTTGTAGGAGTGGTTTCCGCCAGTCGATCAGACAGATACTTACCGTATTCCTCCGGGGTCTGTCGAACATTGGTATATGGATTCAGGATCTCGAAAGTTCCATCGTTCTTCCTGAAATAATAATATCCTCCCTCGCTATTCCATATTGGAGTTTCTTCGGCAGCCAGCAACTTTTCAAACTGCTCCTTGGACATCCAGTTCCCGGTTTGGGGGTCCATGTACTGAACATCCCCTGTTGCCGAGTTTGTCCTGGTCCTGGCGTTGTTTTTAGACTCATCGATGCCATAGGTGTAGGTTGGATTATTCCTGGCAATTGCTGCTCTTTCAGCGTCGAGATCTGTCTTTGACACCCAGTTACCAGCTGAGTCCTGATAGACCCTTGACCCGTCCTTATTTAACTTCGTGTATGTGTTTAATTCTGCATCGTATTTGGGGGATCGGTCAGCGGTTCTCTTCAATACAAGTTCTTCATATTCAGTGGTGGAAAGGATATTGCCGGTCTCGGGATCTTTAACCTGCCAGGTCTTTCCGTTATCAAGAGACCTGAGTTCTGCTCCCCAGTTTTGGTTATGGGTCCACTGGCTTACGTCCTGCCCGGTGACAATATTTCCCCCAGTAGCATCATCTATATATCCTCCTCCGCCGCCTCCGATTGGGCCGGCATCACCCATTTCGCCACCGTATCCGTTGGGGCCGCCAAGCATTTCATCGGCAACTGGCGTTGGTGCGTGACTTCCAACCGTCTGATATTGATCAGGCAATGCTTTGAGACGCGCATCCCATTCAACCGCCAGTTCCAAGGCATCGTCATTGGTGGTGATTTTTCGAGTGGTAACGACATTGTGTACTTCTCCAAAATCGTCAGTATATGTAACCTGCCAGGTGTCTACTGATCCCGGTCTGGACACCTTGGTAATGGCCGGATTACCGTATTCATCTGTAGTAAGGACAACTTTGTTGGCTGGTACGTAATCTTTGTGAACCTGGTAATAATTGCCTTTTCCATCGATGTCAACCAGATACCGGCCATCCGTGGTTTCCATCACCCCGGTATCCCGGACCTTGGCGATGGTAAACCTGTTCCCAGTTGGGTCTACTACGTCGAATGGCTTGAATCCATCATCAACGATGACGTTTTTCTTCGTGTCAAAGAACTTGGTCTCGGTTGCAGCTTCTGTTTTGACTCCTTTGAAACTGGTGGTCTTTTCAGAGGCAGCACCGATGGGCTTCAATCCAGCGTTCCTGGCCGCTAATGTTTCTGCTGTGATAGGTTCCCCAGTAACTGACCTAGAAATGTCTATTCCTGCGGCAGTTTTAGCATCTGTTGGAGTCGTGAGCAACCCGCCTTTTACGTCGGCTGCTCGAATACCAATACCAGGGGCTGTGGAACTTACGATGGGCACTTTGCCGGCATCTGCGGCTGTTGCTACTGGTATTATAGGTTTGCCAGTGACAGTTTTCTCGCCAGCGACCGTTGTTTTGGCAGTTGCCGCTACTTCAACTGCTTCTTTACCATCCTTGGAAAGTTCGAATATTTTTCCGTCCATGGTTTCCAGTCTTATTATATTGGGGTTATCGACAGAATAACCTATTTTGCCGACTAGTTCCGTACCTCTATATGCATCAATTGTTCCATCGGATGCTTTCATGAGACGCAAGCCTTCTTCTATTTTTCCAGCTTTGGATACGAGTCGTATGGGAGCGACACCGAATATAATTACTGGGGCCAACGCTGTGTTTACGGCTTCGGATGGTGTTAGTGGTTCGGTTACAATGGATTCTGCAAAAGCGAGTACTTGCACGCCTTTATACAGCTGCAAATCGGTGGCATCGCTGCCTCTTGGCAAATAGGTTAAAGCAGATGAAAAACCCCGTTCTTTTTCGACGTCCTTAGTAAATTTTTTCTCGGCGGGGGTCATGGCTTTGTCCAGGGTGCTCTTGTATTCAGTTGAACCAAGCTTGGATTCAAGTACTGGTTGCATTACAGGGTCAGTTGCTGCTCCCAATATAACCCTTGGATTGTTTTTAGCGATCTCGGCAACTGTTTCTGCATCGGCGTAGGTTAGTGCGTTTTTAAATAGTTCATATTGGTTCATCCCGCCGATAACTGGGACATCGGTAAATGTAGAACCTGGTTTTGCAAGGTCTTTTGCTATTTTATCTAGTTGAATTAGTCCCTGTACAGTAGGCTGAACTTCATAACCATTTTCATAGCCGGGGCCCATCATGGCCATGTATGGTTTCTTGGATAACCAATCGGCATACCCCCACGGATCTTTTAATGGGTCTGGGATTTGGGCATTGGTTAACGGTTTCAATGTGAACATGCCCGAATCAGCTGCTCGCATATCTGGAACCTGGAGTATCGTACCTAGCTCGGTTATAAGTATATCCGCCCACCCGGTTTCAGGTTTTTTTGCAGATCCTACATCAAGAGTTGCAGCTCGATTGAGCAAATCCTGACCCAGATCTCCAATTTCAGTATCGTTAAGCCCGAGATATGCGGTTTTTCTGTAGGACCATTCGTTAACTGGGACAGATTTGCCGGTGCTATCTTTCACGGTTTTAAATGGTTCGACGGAGAATAACCCACTATCTGACATAGCGGCATTTGGAACGGAACTCTGCATGGCTATTTTGACTTTTCCATCGTTTGATGCATATATGCCCATCTTGCCGCTCGCCAACGAATCAGCAATTTGATTGTCCTTATACCCAGTAGACTTCAGGGCCTTATAAACATCTGGATCTACGTTGACTACCCTACCTTCTACAGAACCTTTTACGGCAACTGCGCCAGGTGGTTTTTGTACAGATGTGGATATTGTAGTAGACGTGGATGATTCCGGCACCGGCTTAGTGTACTCAGTAAAACCGCCTTTGGCAAATTCAACTTTTGATATCTTTGATCCAGGAAGAACATCGCCCGTAGGCGTTACGTAGGTTTTATTGATATCTAAGGCTGCACCTGGCGTGCTGGATATGGCAGCTTTTGCAGCAGTTGTTGATGTCTTTGGCTTTGTTTCGGGTGTCGCGCCGGTCCCAAACAATTTTTCGATGGCTGTATTGTAAGTACCTGTAACGGCATCGCCGATTTGTGCAAATATATTCTTCTCAACTGACTTGGTTTCAGCTCGTGCACCAGCTCCGCCACCACCAGTTGTTGCAATGCCGGGGCTCACTGGTGCAGTAGTTGGAGCAGCCTTTGATTCTGAAACGGTTGATGACTTGACAGCATATTTACCAATACCTCTCTTCTGGTCCTCGGAATCTATACCCGTTGAAACTTTGCTCCAGTCCTCTGCTTGGATTAATGGCAACAGATCCTGTCGAATTGATGCTATCTTGGTGGAATCAATTTTTCCACTTTTTACATATGGCTTTAATGCATCGTTGATCGCGCCCATGCGTTCAGCTACTGTGGCAGCAGGCGCTGGGGTATTGGCGTAAAGTTGTGAATATATTGCACTCGCGACGGAACTGGACGACTGACCAGGCGATATAGTGATAGAATTTAGCCGTGTTGCTGTTTGTACAGCGTTGTCAGCAATGGTTTTATATTCACTCATCTCCTGTGCGACTACATTTGATACCTGCAATTTTGCAAGTTGTGTAACCTGGTCTGCTGCCTTGCCGATTTCCAATATTTTGCTCACGCTTTTGTCAGCCGCCGATTTTAGATCGGTCGCTGTTTTCACGGTGTTCGCCTTATTAAACTCGTTGTTGGCGATGCTTACCAAGTTGTTTAATGCAGAATTTGAAAGCGAGTACAGGGCTGCCTTCTCGGTGTCGATCTTCTTAACAGCAACATTACTGGCTTGTTCTGCAACCTTGTTAACGGCATTTAAGATGGTATTGGTGGTTTGCTGAAGTTTATCAACGTTGCCGGTCTTAAGGGAACTTTTTAAGGCTGCCTCAACTTTACTACTGACATCAATTGCAGCTGGTGGCTGCGTTGCAGATGCCAAAACCTGATTAAGTCGGGTGGTATTTTCCAGAAGAGTATTGGCAATTGCCGCCACTTTTGCAGCCGGAGCTGTCTCTATCTCGTCAAGAGGCACTGGAGCCACGTTTATAGAAGGAGGTGTTGCCAATTCGACTGCTTGTTTCATGGCTTCGGATATAGCCAAAGTTTCTTGCAATGAATATGTTGGAGCGGTGATCGGCACGTATTTTATAGTTTTCACGGGTTCGGGCTCCGTTAGGGCAGCAATGCCTCCTTTTAGTGCTCCTCCAGTTGCCACCGCAGCCACCTTGGAACCCAGTCCCGTCGTTGGGATAGGCGCAGACAAAGGCTTCAATCCTTCATTCCGGGCTGCAAGTGTTTCGGGTGTTATAGGCACATTTACACCAGAGGCTATTGATGATTGTATTGCTTGGGCGGGGGTTTGAGATGTTGGAACTGGAGCTGTCGGGGTTGGGGCCTTGGCAGGGGTTACAGTGGTGGTTTGTGTCTCTGATTCATATGCTGGTAGTGATGTAGGACCCGTGGACTTTATAAATTCAGTTATTGATGGCGCTGGTGCCGGCGCTGGTGCTGGTTGCGATGTCGGGCCGGTAGACTTTATAAATTCAGTTATTGACGGCGCTGGTGCTTTTGCCTGCGTTGTTGAAGAAGTGCTACTGGAACTTTTGGCCGGGGTTGTAGTGGTTTTTCCGCTGCTACCCCCGATACTTACAGTTGCGGGTTTTGATGATGATCCAAGTTGAACCATTACTTACCACCTTCTTCTGTCTTTTCAATAGCTTTCATGAACATCTTGTCAATTTTTTGCTGGGCTTCCAATGCCTTTTTTTCTAATTCTTCTTTACTTATCATGTGGACCACGGATATAACAATGAATGCTCAAGGATTTATATGTTGGCCGCAAAAGTAGTTACCATGCAAATCAGAGTAAGTTGTGGATTGATACAGGAACTGGAGTCTCCGTTGTTAAAGTTCCCAGGGGGTGACGAGGATGGCGGAAGAAGAAATAAGCTTGATTCAAACACCGACAGACCTATTGGCAATTGAATCTCCTGTCGATGCCAAGGCTCGCCAATGGTTGACACGAGTCCAGACAAACTTTTGGCAGTTTGATGCTGCCGTCCGGACTAGAGTAACTTGGTTTAATGATCAACATTACAATCCTTTAATGGTGTACGAAGGTATTCTTCCCCATTACGAGGCCATTAAGTCGGACCTCAACGAATTTAAAAAATACCTTGACGAAAACGGGTTTCCTCTGAATTCATCATATTATCAATATTATGATGCATACATGAAGTATTACGATGCGTATGCTGATGTTGCGAAGCCGCCCGCGCTGGTTCAAGAGGAACTAGATAAAGGCAGGATCGTTGGTATTTGTGACAAGGTCGATGATGGCGACACCATTTTCGTAAATGGAAAAGAGGTCAGGCTTGCCGGGATCGACTCGGCTGAAAAAGGGACGTACAGTGGGTCGGGACCTGCAACTGCGCGAATGAAGGAATTGGTTCTTGGCAAAATGGTTACAGTATATTTTGACCCGCATTCACCCATGGAAATGTATCGCCGGGTCCTGGGCGCGGTATATCTCGGCAATGGAGATGAAGAAGAACTGTACCGACGCGAGGATTGGAAGAGTATATTTGTCAACTATATAATGGTTGATGAATGCTTATCTAGCCCCAACAACAAGGGGAGAAACATGTATATCGACCATGACGAAATCAAGGCAGCCTATGAAAAGTGCAAGATTGCCGAGTTGCCCAGTTTGGTTCGGGTCGAGTTCAAATCAAAGCCAACTCATGCCATGATCTTCGTGGATGGCCAAGACACTCATCGTATAACCCCTGACCATTGGGATATGCTTCCCGGAAAACATGAGATAACCATCGTTGCAGATGGTTGCAGTTCTCATCATGAGACAATTAATGTGACTCGTGGCAAGAATGAAATCTATAGGATATTGCCGCCTATACCAACTGCGACCGGCAACATCAATATCTTCACAACTCCACAAGATTGCGACATCATAATAAATGATATGCCACAAGGAGTGGCTCCGATCATTGGGTTGAAGGAAATGGCCAACGAACTAATAAATGTCACAGCTGTTAAGGAGGGTTACCAATCCAGAACCGAGCAGGTTATCCCGGTAGCTGGTAGGACATTGACATTAATATTTGATCCGTTGGAAAAAATCTAGATGACAAGAGGAAGAACCAAATCCTTGCCATCTTCTTTTACTACTTTTATCATTTTTCCTAGTTCTGTGAAGTCCATACCATAGTCGTTTACTATGAGCAAGCCTCCCTTTCCAATGATAACATTTTCAGATATGGAATAGACCGTGACTAGCCGATTCATATCATTTTTCGACTGGCTGGTTGACAAAAATCCATCTGCAACCAGGCGATCAAGATGCTTCTTGAAAGCGTTTATCTTCCGATGTCGATCTGCGTCAGATTCAATCCCATAGATTTCCTGGACCAGTTCTGTTAGTGACCTGGGTTCACCTTTTTCCAGGATCTCGATGGCTCTAACATCCGCTTGATTCAGACTCCAATTTCTGGTCATTTATGACAATTACCTCCGAACCAATCATACGAACTCGAACACCCGACAATCTCAAGGTTATGGCGTATGCGCATATCGGATGTCCATTTTCTCTCAGTGTGTTGCAGAGATCTCGAGCCAGTTGAGTTGCATAGAAGCCATATCCTCTCGGATTGTCGAGCATATATAACATTGCTCGTCGTCTTTTTGGCATATTTTTGACTTCTATATCCAACTCAACCTCGAACATGATTTATCATCCAAACATGTTACCTTGTGTCGGTATCTGGTTCGTAGGGACGACCTTGGCAAGCTCTTCTGCATATGCTGCAATGTTTTCTTTTTTCAGTTCTTCGTATTTCATTTCCATTTCATGTTGACTTTGCTTGTACCCGAAATTCATCCTGTACTTTTCTATCTGCAATGTCCAGATATATTCTGATCCATCGACTTCTTCGTTATACATTAGGAAGAACCCAGTTGCAGACATATGGTAGTCAATGTTATCCGCGTCAACTCTGTAACAACCACGAGTTCCGAAGAGAAACTTTAATATTCTGGACGATATGCTATTGTCATAATACCACACGGTCCACTGTTTTTTGGGCTCAGGTTCTCCGAATATTATTCTTCGTATTCTACTCATTTTTCAGCGCCTCCTTTGCAGCTTCGATTGAATCATATTCTCCACGATATAGTGCTGCGGCAATCTTCATCTTATTCTTTTGCGGCATGCCATCAAGAAATGGATCTGTCATGATCTTCGAGCTAAACTCGATCCATGCGTTTTTCTTACCGCTTTTCTTTGTTTCTTCAGTTGCTGGGTTATTTTGTTTTACTTTATCATAACCGGCACTCATGAAGTTTTCATCAATAACTCCCATGGTGCGGATGACAAGTTTTTTGGCCTCTGACTCACATTCCGGCGACCCGTGTTGACACAAGGCTCTAACATAATCGCCATGTGATGCCACTACATCAGCATCTCCTTTACAAAGATCACATGGATTGGTGGCTTCTTCCATTCTGATGCTATCCACAAACTTGTCGATCTCGCCGTTCTCAATCAGTTTTAGACCATCTATATATGTCCCAGCAGATTTTATGAATTTCTCCTCAACATCAGCAGGCACGTCCCGTGTTTTTTGATATGACACTGGTTCTTCCTTGGCGGGTTTGGTCTTATTGACAACTGGCGAGGTCTGAGTATCAAAAGGTATTGTTGACGATTCACCGTTCCAAGGCTTGGTTTTATAATGATTCAGATATGCACTAGATACGTAAAACGCGCATCCGCACATCTGATCGGCTGGCTCCGATGCACTTCGTATTTTTTCTAAAGCCAATTCGCAAGGACAAGACTCAGCATGCCCACAGGGACATCTCCCGCCGCTCTCCTTCAGCAATTCTTCCCATTCCTGTGGGGATGTTCTGCCATGAATGAAGATTCCATTGTCTTTGGCAAAATCAATTAGTTCCTGGACTTTGTTCATATCTGAGAACCTGCCTGTATGCGATAGAATTTAACTATCTTGGCAATGTCTTCTGGGATTTCTTTCCCAGCTTTTTCCATTTCGTCAGCCCATTTTAGTATGGCTTCTGTGTTTGCTGCATTGTGGGTCTTGGCAAACTCGATCTGGGCCTGGATAAAGGCAGCCGGATTACTTGATGATTTTATTGCCTTGTATATAACTTCAGATCCCTTCTTTATTGATTTAACGTCTTTAGCTATCTCCTCCAATTCTTTGCGACATTCTTCTCGTCCCTTTTCGTCTGGGACAAACTCGCATGCACCTCGGGCAGAGTTCCAGGCGGTCATGATTTCTGGAACTAAACATTGTACACAGGGCTTCTCTTCTTTTGGTTCGGATGTAGCGGCTACACCAGGGTCTACAGCTTCTGACATAGTATCACCTTTTACCTTTTTATATAATAATTCTTCTTTAATGGGGGTAGTATTTCTGATCCGACCAAAGCAGCAGTTCCGTTATTGATAGAACTTACAAGCCTTGCTAATACGGAGTCTGGGAATACCACCAGTTCTACTTCGCCTCTTGCCATCAGATCCAGTAGTTCGGCAATGATGGCCTCCTGCCTTACATTACCAGGCAGTTCTTGCGGGGCTTCTCCATCTCGGATAATACGATCAGCAATCAGATGATACCTGGCGGACCAAGCAGCCGCGAAATCTCCGGTCGCTATTAGCATATCGTCCACAACATTGTCGTCGTGAAAAAACCTTCTGTGGTTAGGCCCCTCTTTGCTCATTATGTCCATCATTTGATGAACATGTGGAAATTTTCTGCCGATAAGAATATCGTCTATGTTGTAATGTATCTCATGCTGTGGCATCCGGCTCCTCCATCTTTCTTTTTAGTTTTAATAGTTCCTCCGTTGTGAACTTGACACAGAATGATATGTAAGCCCACTCTCCATCTTTTTTGCTTAGTCGGAGTCTGGCTGCGAACTCAGAAGCCTCAAAAAGATCATCCAGTAGTTCAGCCGGGGCGCTGCCTCTTAACATCAGCGTATTCGATCGGCGGTCTACATTAGCCCACATTATACGCGTAAACTAGCAACAAATGATTTATATACTTTTCCTCACGCGTAGTTTAGCATGGCAAAGAAACCAGGAAGGCCATCTTCCGATGAAATAGCTACTGAATCGGTGAGACAGGCCAATGATGCTTCTAAGATTGACGTGCAGACAGATGATAACGAAACAGCTAGATTGCTAAAAGAGGCCAATGCTATTTTAACGCAATCTGCAAAAACTGATTTATTAAAAGCCGCCGCAACAAATGCTAAAAAGGCCGCCCTAGAAGCAAAAAGAGAAGCTGAAGAAGAATATGCTGACATGAAAAGCAAAACAACTCCACCAACAAACCAGGGATTTCGCTCACTGCCCGCAGGATTTACGGCAGCAGATATTCGCGAGATTGCGAGTGCTCTTCCCGAGGAACAACGTGAGGCTTTCATACGGCAATCACTGGGTATGCCCAGCGGCAATAGTCTAATAAATGCTTTTATGCAGAGAACCCCAACTGCACAACCAGTGGCTGCAACTCAGACACAAACGCAACAACCCATGTCTTTTGCAGATATGATGCAGGGTATGATGGGTCTTATGACGATGAGCATGCAGTTGGAGCAGAAGAAGTCTGAGGAATGGCGACAGCAGCAGCAATATCTTGAAGATCAACACCGAAGGCATGTTGAGGAGCTTCGAGAAGCCCGTGGAGAAGTCCGAGAGACAGGTCCAGATCCCATGGTTGAGGCATATAAGCTTCAGATCGAGATGTTAAAGAGTGAGTTGGACACCAATCGGGCAATGATCAAAGAACTGGTTGATGCTAAAAAGAGCGGTGGAGACAGTTCTGGCATGCTTGAATCCAAGATCTTGGAACTTACTCAGAAGAATCTGGATATCCAAAACCAGGCTCTTGAAGCGAAAGTGAAATCCATGGAGGCGCAATTGCAGCAAAGCAGTCGCTTCCAAATGAATATTAACGATATTATAAAACAGGCTAAAGAGGCTGGGGCTGATCTCCGGGTGGGGGATTCCACAGATCTTCAATTAGCCAACGATCATGAATATAGAATGGAACAACTGAAATTAGCCAGAGAACGAGAAGACAAGATTGCAGAGGCCCAGATAGAAGCCTCCCGAGCAAAACAGGCCCAGGCACAATCTCAGCAAGAGTTGATTAAAACAATAGCCGTGGCAGTTGGTCAACAGTTGCTTTCCAAGAACGGATCAAAAGATGTGAAAGATTCCAGCGAGTCGGTGAAAAAGTTGGCAGGTGCTGTGCAATGAGTTTGGAACAATTAGATCAAATCATTGCAGTACACCTTAGCACGGCTGATGATTTTCCAGACGAAATGACCATCAAAGCAGCTTTTCAACAATCAATGGTAATGGGTGTAGACCACACTGTGAAATATATAAAGTCTATGAATATATGGGAAGTTGCGAGGCCTATTCTCCAAGATGCCATTCAGGATATACCACTAGAAGAAAATCCTGAAATAGCCGGAAGGATATTTAATGTGATGGAAACACTATATCCCAAATTCATAATTGCCGTGGCGTCGTCTCCTAAAAAGGTGACGCATGCGGGTGATATAATATCGAAGCTAATTAAGGAGATTAGAAATGGCACTTGAGATCAGGAATATAACAGACGACAAATACGGTCTGGTTGACCAACCTTTCCGGGTTTACGAGGTTCCGGAAGGAGTGGGGCTTGATGAATATGCGTTGGAGGATTATCGGCAGCCGTTGTCTTTTGATGCAAACAAGAGACCTCTTACATATCTGCAATTGGCTAAGAACCCAGCAACTCGGAAATTCGTTCCGTTTGAGGTTCTTTATGATGCCAATGCATATACTGATGATGACATCCTAGCAATACCAACACTAGGAAACATTGGTCAAACGTGTTCTTATTGCCAGGCCCGGAACGCTGGCGAAGAACTTGTTAGCAAACTTCCGGTTATCCGGGAGTATCAGAGGCCGGTGGGTTCTCCGAAAAAGCTTGACCTTGGCGATGTCATCACCCCGAGTGTAATACCAACTGCTGTTGACGTGTTTTCGAAGATTTTTTGCCAACCGCTGGGAGAAGCACTACTGAAAATCGGAGTGTCCGGTTTATCTTCGATCGCTGCTGGATGGGCATCGGAGGGTGGCACACAGGATGCTTGGAGAAAGATATCTGAAGACATTGTCAGCGAATATAAGGTCTGCCCAACAGATATTCCAGCCTTCCAGCAAAATGTGCTGGCCATTAAGGAGGCTCTTGACAAGGATAAGAAAAATATCCTCGGTGCTCTCGCATCCGGCACGGTCAAGAATTTTGGTCAGCTCGCGAAGGAGCATGGGTTCGAAGTTAGTGGGTCAGCAGTGGCAAATGCCAAATTTGCAGGAAGAGCATCAATAGCTCCTTTGCAACGGGGAGGAGGTCGAGCAATCGACTGATTACCATGGATAAAACTGCTATAAATCAAATAACGGCATTGCTGCGGAGTAAAAATATATCCGCTTCAGATATAAAAAGAGCAAATGAAACAGTTGCTGCAAATGGGCTCCGTATTAGTGAGCTACAGACCGCGTTGTATTTCGCCAATAATGGAGACTTGCAGCAAGCCAAAGTTATGGCCGGACGAGCTGCTACTGCTATTCAGCGACTACTCTAGGGCCAGTTTCATTTTTTGTTTGGGCATTTCCGGGTTGGCTCTAAGCCAGGAATCCACCATGGCCCTTAACTCCACGCTCATTTTCTTTTTTCTGGTAATACAGCGTTGATGGAATTCAAGCCCCATGTCATCTGGTATTTCAAAGGTTATTCTCATATTATGCAATTGGGCTTTTAGAATATATACCTTTCGTAAAATGACAAAAAACACTTATATATAAAAAACTTGTTTTATTTATCGGTCAATTGATTGACCAGGATGAAACACATGGTAAAAGGTTTCGGAAGAATGACTTTGAATTTTAAGTATCCATTTTCCGTAGTGGGTACTACAGCTGGAGCTTCCATTCAGTGTGGGGATGACCCTGTATATGTATGGGAGCACGGCCTGGAAAGATACAGCAAACCTTGGGAACTAGCACCCGACATGGTCGCCGAGCTGGAGGGCATAGAAGTGATTGGCGGGGTAGATGCCTTCGGGCGGCGTGTTCCTATCAAGAGGATTGTTCCGGTTATCAGTGGTAATGATATCGGCGAGAATATTTCTATCAATGAGCATATGGCTCCAGCTCTTCGCGATGGACCCAATGACCCGAGTTACCCGTTCAGGGATCGTCTGGCCTGCATCAACTTTGGCAAGGCTCTTCTGATGGGTGGCGGCGCAAATACCACATCTATAAAGATGGGACCAAGTGACACCCTGAACTTCAAGATCGAGTTTCCCACGGTTGCCCACGGTGGCGATGCAGTCATAAATTCTGATCTTGAGATCAAAGCTCACATCGCCTTCGCGAAGGGTGAAGATCAGATGCTGAATGCGCTGAGATCATCCCCAGTTGCTGAGGTGGCCACTGCTGCTGCCAATAACCAGATCAGGCAGTATGAGGTCTTGGGAGATCTTGAGATTTCTGATGTCATTGCTCCGCAGGTAATTGATAGATCGGTCCCAGCAACAATGGATTGGTGGTCCAGCCTGAATATGGGTCTGAATGCCGATGATCCCCAGATCAAGAGAATCATCACCTATACCAAGAACAACCAGCCCACCACTCCGAATCAGGAAATGGAGATGGTGCGTGATGGTCAGTATGTCCAGGTGCCATTCCAGAATTTCAGGTGGACGGCAACTGAAAAGAAGTTTTACAGGTTTACTCATGTTGGCGTAATTCCCCATAGAAATATGTTCCAGGTGAAGTTTGATAACGGCAACAGCCGCTACCCGATGATCTTTAACTGTGAACCAAACGACAACCCGTTTGTAATGCCACAGCAATCTCTGGTTGCAGATATCAGACGTGGAGGACCAACTGAGTTGCCTCGCGCATATACCCTCATGAAGGGAATTGGATCTGTGAAGGTAACCGATAACGGTGTATCAATTCCCGCTTGGGCAGCTGGTGTTAGAGGATTCGAAATAGCCCTCTGGGGATATGAGTACACATTACAGTAGGTGATAAAAAATGGCATTTGCGTTATTTCCAATCGGAGCTGTGGGTCTTAGCACAGTAGAGGGCGTATCCGCATACTGGGTTAGACTTCCTACCGGATCAAAGCCCATTCGTGACATCTACACTGCTGGAGTCCCTGCCGCGACAGATGGCAAGGGCGCAGTGATGATGGCACTGGGAGTACTGGATTCTCTCGTAATCGATGATTGCGAAGATGCATGGGACGAAGATGTTCCAGCAAACTTCACGGTTTCGCTAGACACAACCGATAAAGTTGTCGGAACTTCGTCTGTAAAGGTAGATATTGCGGCTGCTGCTACCGCTGGTTCAATATTGTGCGAAGTTGTTGCACCCGGCACGGCCTTGCCCAAATTCACCCATTTGGAGTTCTGGATCAAATGCAGTATAGCAACAACAGCCGGTGATTTCAAGATCCACCTCGATGACACTGCAAAGTGTGCCGGCGCAATCGAGGTTCTGAATGTCCCTGCTTTGGTAGCAAATACCTGGACTCATGTAAGGTTGGCCCTGGCCACACCCCAGCTGGACAGCGCGATCATCTCGCTTGGTCTGGAATACGATGTGGACATTGGAGCCTGCACAGTTCATCTTGACGACTTCCGAGCCGTCAGACTAGCCACAGTTGCCACTCCACTCCAGGTCTCTCAGTTCGTCCAGGACGATGTGTATTTCGCATTGTCTGAAGCTGTGGATTCTGCGTATCATCAGAATGCCTTAATGCTGGTATATTACACCAGCCCGGACGAAGATCCAACTTGCAGCAATTAGAGGTAATAAATTACCTCTCTATTTTTTTATAAAATTAAATAAAGTTGCTCTTATATCTCGTGTGAGACTGTCCACATCTAAATTGCTGTTTATTTTTGGCGGGAACACAATCAAGACCCCATGATCCAGCAATTGCAGATCATCTCCGGCCTTTACGCCGTGCTGTTTCGTCCATGCGGCGGGCAATGTTATTCTCTTAGATCCTCCACTTGGGATCGCCTTGACAGTTCTAAATATTGGCATGAATAATACCACTATATTCCTAATATATAACATTGTTGAACAAGGCCATTAAATAAAAATAACCTGATTGAACATTGTACTACTTTGTTCCGCATTTGTTTTTATATTAATCCCCCATAAATGATTATTATGACAGCATTCTTGAACCTGGCATACGCCAGGTATCCAACCGAAGTACTCCCGGAAGTATTCCGGGTCAATGTACCTGTCAACAGCATAGAAGTCGCTCGATACGAGAACTTTGGCAAAAGATTGATTGAGATTCGAAATGTAGTCTCCACGAGACCCGCTGCCAATCCAATTGAAACTCTCATCGCCACCGACAAATCAGACGAAGCTCTAAGGTTATATTCAGCAGCGCAGGCCGGTGTCTGGAACGAGGACTCTCCTGCAATCTACAACAAGACCAGGGCCAGCTCCTATGCATATATCAGGCAGAGAAGTATAGGTGGGGCTGAGGCAGACATCACTACCAGATATCACGTAGTGGTCCGGAATTACAACATGCTGGACCTCTACAGGTGGGGCGTAAAGGACCCCGAGGTAGCTCTGAACATGATCGAGAGCAGGCTTGACGATGCCGCCAAAACCCGAATCTATGATACTGCGAACCTGATCGAACGAGCCTTGATAGGATCTCTTCCTGTTCACCAGGACCTTCTGAACCCCTCGGTTGAGGAACAGTTTGAGGAAGTTAAAGAGATATCCAGACAGATCCCCGGTCTACCCGCAAATGGCGGATCTCATGTTTTATCTGGAGCCTGGATCAGAGTTCCCCCAGGATATGTAGCCGTGATCCTCGGCGTCGGGGTAGATGCCACCCAGGTCAGAAACAATCTAAGTGCAGGAGCCTTAGATCCATACGATGCCTGCCATATTTTCATCAGCCGGGACGATTTGACAAATTATGTCAGAATGGATGCTGCCTGCATGCCTTCAGGTGGTCTGGGATTACCTGATGTTGATATGAGGATGTATATCCCGGCTTGCCAAAAGTTCCAAGTTGAGATTATCAACAACCATGCCGTTAATGCGGTGGCAGCCAACCTCCGGCTAAGGGTTCGATACGGTCTCCGAAAGATGACGATCATTGATCATCAAAAATGGGGCATCGCCTACGCAACGGATGTTGAACAGGCTGCGGCCAACGCACTGATCGAGAAGCATCAGCTTAATGACCTGATTTATATAGGCGAGATGTAAGGAGGGAATCATGCTTAAGTACAGGCATGTTCCGTTTGCCGTTTTTCGTCAGCAATGCGGCGGGGTTGGCGAAGCGGGCCTCAAAAGGTACGATATAATGAATGGAGAAGATGGTCTGGCCGGCCTGGGAGTGCCCGCCAAAGCCATCACCATCATGAACCATGGCCCTGGGATCTTGTATTATCAGATCTCTTCGAATGGCCGTGACGTGTCGGTTGTAGACGGGATTGATTCTGGCCAGGGTAAAGGATATCCCGCTGAAGAAGCTGTTTACGTCGGAGTTATCAGTCTGTACTCCGATAATGCAGCCACCACGTTCTCAATAAATGCCTCTCCTGGTGTATGGACCGAAGAAGAACTGATAGAATTGATGGAGGCTTAAAATGCCATCGTTATTTATAACCACAATACGAGCTGATATTGACAGTCTCTACTTAAGCAGAGATTCTGGCGGAACCTTGTTTGTAGATCAAGCGTTTCCCGGAGCTTCTGATGATAACGATGGTTTATCAGCAACATCTCCAAAAAAGACCATAACGGGGGCAATTGGTTCTGGTAGCTCCGGCTGGAAAATACGGGTCGCTCCGGGAAACTACACCGAAAACATCGTGATTCCGGCTGGATACGAAGGGTTGATAATTGAAGGCCGAGATCGTCTTGGTGCAAACAGAACAACTATTTCCCCAGCATCGGGTATTCCAATCGAGATCAATTCAAACAACGTCGAGATCTTTAATATGGAAATAATTGCTGGGACAGTCGCACCAGGAGATACCCATAACACCGCGCTATATCTCAAGGGATTAAATCATAAAATCCATGATCTATCCATCCTCGGAAATAGCGATGGTTGTTGGGGAATATGGCTCGATGATGCTGATTACGCTGATGTGCATGACTGCTACATTGATGGCGGATATAAGGTAGATGGAATAGGTGTTTTTATCGGCGATGACACAATATCCAGCAAGATCCATAACAATTACATTACTAAATGGGGGAGCGGAGTAGGTGACGGCGGAGCCAACAATGGATATGGTATTGGTCGGCACATAAATGCACAGAGATCGCTAATCACTGAAAATGATATCCTTGATAATTACGTTGGAATCTACTATTATCCGCCCGGAGGTCCAACCGATATCGAAGGAGATTCTATAATCCACAACAACTTCGCAGAGAATACCTCGTATGATATTTACGACACCCACGAATATCCTGAGTCTGCAATTAACATCGACAGTAATTTCTTTGGATATTCTACAGGAGGTGTCGTCTGGCATGCAGACAGCAACGGAGACAATGTTGCCGATTCCATAATATTCTGCGGAACAAATCGCGATAGACACCCATTGGCCGGGCCACATATATGGCGCGGAGTTGTTGGCAGCTTGCCGAGGTTCGGAGGCTTAACATGAAAAAATTTAGAAACACCGAAAAAGGCAAACCCGGTGAGTTGCTGGGAATTTTAGATGCTGTTCCAGTTCCTATCAAAATAGAGGAGGAGATCGAAGATGATAACAGGAATTGAACCTTTCAATGTCTTGCCCAGTTCGATAGTAGCCAATGATAGCTTTTATAGCGATTCTGATCTTTGGAAAGATCCTGTTATCAATGGAACGACGTTTACCCGATCAGATGGCTGGATGGTTGCTGCGCATGGCGTAGGCGGCGGCACTGGCATATCTTATCTTCAGGCCAATCAGAGATTCGGAACTCAGATGTCGTTTGAAGTTATCATGAGTCTATATGCATTTGATCCTGCCAGCAATAACCAAATTTCGGGTATCAGATTGTGGGTAGACGACGATAATTGGTTTGTTCTCGGTGCAGAAATCAACGCTGGAAACCAATCCGCAGCAATGCTTAGGTACAAAATTGCAGGAGCCGAAAGTGTTGTTCATTTTCCCGTGAATGGGGCAGATGCAACACGCAGCAACCTTGATGCGTATCGTAGACATTTCAGGATTGATGTACTGAATGATCACCTAGTGATATACGTCAACAGTGTCAAGCGATTTGATCTAAAGGCAAACGCGGTTCCACTACTGAATTATTACTTCGAACTGATTGCTGGGACAACCGACGATACCAAGGCTTTTCAGGCGCATTTCCGGGATGCTGTATATCGAAACCACATAACGACCCCGGAAGTTTACCCGGCTAAAATAGGCGGGTCAATAACCCTGAGCGATACAACCCCATCTGAACTGATCTTCACGGATGAAATATCAGGAAATCTCTTCGAGCTGGTATTGAGAGCAGATCTTGACGAGGCCTACATAAACCAGGCATGGGTGCTTGACTCACCCGCAACCTATGATGACATAACATCAGAATGCAATGATTTGACGACTGGTATGGCCGTTTTACTACCAGCTGTTCCTGCTGCTGATGATGCGGTGATCTTAGGCGCATCTGAAAAATTTGATCATGTGGACGTATATATGGACGGCGGAGTTTCCAACATAGACAATGAATTCAATGTATTATATTGGAACGGCGCTTCCTGGGCAGCTCTAGCTGTCACCGATGGCACGAATGGAGGAGTTGCCGGGAGGACCTTCTACGAGAATGGGCGGATCACATTTGCGCCACCTGCTAATTGGACAGCAATTTCCGTAAATGGCGTTAGCTGCTACTACATAAGTATTCATGTTGTAACAGCCGGTTCGAGTGTTCCCGTAGCCACGCATATTCAGTTGGGTTTAGTCAGCCACAGTGGATTCGACCATGCAGCCGCATTCCTGAGTACGCTTGAAGTAAAGATGTTCAAAGGCTTTACTGGTATTGGATATACCCGGTCTTATATGGACGCAATGTCATACCGGCAGTGTGTGGGAGAACGCAATGTTGAAATCAATGGCTGGAGATGTGATGGAGATGCAAAGATAACGTTCCAACTCTCGGAAACTCCCACGAAGCCGGTTGTTATACCATATTACGTATTCACCAGGAGGCTATAAAAATGGGAGTAGTTGCCGCCCGTAGCGCCGGTAAGGTGGACAAGTTATCAACTCGCAGGATAGACGAGACGCGATACATCGGCAACGTAGGTGGTCTGGCCCGCAACCAGATCATCAACATCCACCCCATCACCCGCATGGAAAAAAACCCAGCTCAGCTCATGGCCACTGTCATGGCCGATCCAATAGGATCGATGGTGGGTAAATGGGTTGAAAAGAAATCTGGCATCAGCGGAGTCCAAACTTGGGCAAAGCTGGAAGGCATCACCTCTTCAATAGGTAGCCGAGACATAATGCTGCTCGAAAGCTCGAAAGATTTTAGGAAAGTGCGCGACGTCGGGGTATTTAAAACACCTGGCGAAATAATGAATGAGGATACTAAAATTGCAACAACCGGGCTGGGAGTGCAGTCTATAACCGTGGCAACTGATGTTGAATTTTATGAGGGAACATATGGGGGTTATTCTTTATATCCACATATTGGAAAACATATATACATATCGCCAGAAGGCAGAATCGGGTTATTTGTTTTTATGCAATATGGGGGTACTTTATTTCCGGTGGGAGTATATATCTATTCGGATGATGGCGGCAAAACATGGACCTGGTATAGAATTGATTCGTCAACTGGCAACACACAGACACAGGGATCGTTTTGCGCAGATGCATACGGAAATCTTCATTTCGTATGGAGAGAAGAGTTTGGTACCACTGACGACATTAGGATAAAATATCGAAAATATAATGCCACGACAAAAACATTTGGGAGTGTCCAAACGATAAGTACAGCAACCGGGGTTAAAACAATATGCCCAATGATTCAACCCACTCCCATGGGCGACTCTGTCGAAATAATGTGGGAAAGCACCGGATATGCATCAGACGTTAACTATCCCCAGCTTCTTCTACGCGGGGTAAATGCGGATGAAACATTGGGAACGCTTTACCAATTGACCACAGATGGATCTATAACTCATCGATATATTTATCATTCATTTGATTACGATTCGCAGGGATATCGTCATATAATGGCCATAGCTAAATGTGATACCGTCAATCCGGATCTCGGCAATCTTTGGTACATTCGGCAAACATCTGACGGATGGCAGCCCAAAGTAGCATTGAATACGGATGCCGGTGATGTAAACGCGCTGCATTACATGTCAAATATTTTAATCAATAAACATGATGAAGTCTATTGCGCATATGCTATCGGGCCATTTGATGCTGTCAGCAAGCGTCCATTATATATTAAACAAATAAAAAATGGTGTAATCGGACCAAGAGTAACTGTGGAAGCAGGTAACCCGAGTCCTGGCGGAACTTATCCAAATATTCAGGTAGATTCCGATGGCCGAATCTGGGTAGTGTATGCCAGCAATACAGCTCCTGATACATATTCCTTGCGATCTTTAAATCGGACTTTAACCGAAGTTGGAACCAGAATCGTCATCTACACGTTAGCAGCTGGCGATGAAATGTCCTATTTCCACATCCCTTGGAGCATACCACCCAATGTCCAGGGAGTCAATCCAAATGTCCCATTGCAGGGAATGACCATGGTGATGGCCAAACATAACTCTGCAACCCCTGAAAAGGTGGACATACAGATTCATCATACTGGAAATAGCGTGTTCGGTGCACCCGCGACACCGAGCAAAATATTGACCAAATCTTACAACATCAGGGGTATAGTCAGTAGAACCAAATTCAACGCAGGGTTCAACCCGGTGATCTAGATGCCCCCTGACAAAGAACGTCAATTGAAGGCACTGCGAGAGATGCTGGATGGGATTTACTTAGATGCCACTCAATCACATGCTACCGGAACGGTACCCTGCGATTTAACCATAATTTTTACAGCTTTGGCATCGCTTACAGTAAGTTATGATGATGTAAAAGAAGATGTCCGATCCTTGAAAGACAGCATGGCTGAGGTACAGACCGGATTGCACGAAATAGCAACAACCATAAAGGTATGCGACGCCGCCGATCAAGGTAAAAAAGCCGCATGGACAGCAATAATTGCATTTGTATCAGGCGGACTTGGAATAACATTGATAAAATGGATATTGGATACATACTTAAATAATGTGATATAGGTGATATGCATGAAAAGACCAACCGCTAGACAATCTGCCTGGCAATGGCAAGAAAGAATAGGTATCCGGGACCGGAAAACCTTGGACGGCGATCAGTCGTTGTTCTTCAACCGGCTGATGGATCTTGGCGACCCGCTGGAAGATTACGATGCCGTCAATAAGAAGTATGTTGATGATGTTTTTGGAGACGGTGAGATAATAGTCGTGATCGGGTCTGTTGATGACATTGCCGATTTGGACCTAGATCCAGGAAGTATTGCTGGATCAGACGCAGACGCTGTAATGGCCGTTCACCTGGCAATGTATGACCATACAAATATTCATCCCAGCAATGTGGTTGATGGGGATCTCGTGAATGTTGCTGGTCGTAATGTCAACGATGCTCTCATATGGGGTGGGGCCGCCTGGGTTCCCGTGCCAGTTATCTTAGCAGACGGATCAGTCACTTTATCAGCTGACTGGGACGCAGGCTCACATGGAATTAAAGCGCAAACCTTTGAATCAGATCAGGTTACCGGGACAGCGCCATTTGTAGTAGCCAGCACTACGAAGGTTACAAACCTGAATGCGGATAAGCTGGATGGACTGGATGATACTGCTTTCCTCAAGCACAGTCTAGCTACCGCTGCAAACGATTTTCTGGTAGCTTCTGGAGCAGGTGTCTATGTGAAAAAAACGCTGGCAGAGACCCAAGCTATCTTGGGTTGTCGTCTGACCGGCTGG